TGAATTAAATAATAAAGTAGACAAAGTTGAAGGTAAACAATTATCTAGTAATGATTATACTACAGCAGAAAAGAATAAATTAGCTAATCTGCAAAATTATACATTACCAACTGCTACTAAGAATATTTTAGGTGGAGTTAAAGCTATCACTAATATAGCAGACTTAGATGCAGATACTGCTACTATTGGTCAAGTAGCTGGAGTAGTAAATAATTTATTAGCACAATTTAGAACTAGTGGTTTAATACAAGCATAATATGTATACAGAAGATAAAAAACTAGATGCCTTTATTTCTTCCAAGATAGATAAATTAGAATATTCTAAAAGTGAACAAGCACCAATAGATACGTCTTTACTGTGGATATATCATAATAATATAAAAGTATATAATAAGTGTATATCTGCTTGGAGAAATATAGGTATATATGATATAGACCATATTGACTTCAGTGGTCTTAGAATAACAGATTTTAATGAACAATTTAGAAAAGTATAAGTATGTTTTTTACAAGGGAAGATATTCTAAAAATACAACAAGCTCTATTTAAAGTTAGTGTAAAAGACAGTGAGTTACCTAATGCAGAGCCTGTTACTCCTAATGATATTATATCCATAGTACAAAATGGTAAAAATAAGAAAATTAAAATTGTAGATTTTCTTGAACAAATATTCTTAAGAGATAAAGATATAATTAATATTAGTAATAAGTATGATGAACATTATATTTCTTTATCAGAAGCTATTAATTTAGTACCTGAATTACAAAGAAAAAATGGTTTATTTATTACTTTTCAAGATGTAAATGGTAACTGGCAATTTTATCAATTTAGAGGAACTCTAGAAGAGTTTTCTGAGAAGGATAAATGGTTTAATTTAGACTTTGAAAAGTATTTAAATGAAACACTTATTCCTATTACTAATATTGAAATAGATAATTTAAGTGAATAATTTTTAATTAATATATATATATGAAATTTTTAGATTTAAATGGTTTAACTCATTTTTGGAGTAAGATTAAGGACTGGTCTAATTCTAATTTTTTTAGTAACGAAGGTGGTGAAATTAGTCCTAAAAGTGGTTTACATTATATAATTAATGGTGAACAACTAGATGTATCAAAAACAGGTAATGAAAATGAATCTATAAGCATTTTCAATGTTGATAAAAATGGAATAAGTGCTAAAAGAATAGTGATGACTGGAGGCACTGCAACCCAAGTGTTGATGGCAGACGGAAGTGTGAAAACTTTGAATGCTAAAAATGGTATTGCAGGACTTGATTCAAATGGCAATATTCCATTAGCCCAATTAGGTAATCTTGATACTACAGTTGCAGAAGTAGTAACTGCTCTTCCTACAACTAATATTAAGAAGCATATTTATCTTATTAAAGATGCTAGTGGTGTTACACAGAATAAATATGAGGAATATATTTATACTGGTGATACCAGTGCGACTTATGATGCTTCAAAATGGGAGAAACTTGGAGACTTCCGTGCTACAGTAGACCTTGCAAATTATTATACTAAGAGCCAAGTTGATAGTATTGCTAATGGAAAATCTTCTACTAGCCATACTCATAGTGTAATAATTAACGGTGTTACTAAAACTATTGCAGCTACTAGTGGAACTGCTGTAGATTTAGGAACTTATCTTACTTCTCATCAAAGTTTAGCAGATTACGCTAAGAAGAGTGATGCAGCTACTAGTTTAGAGATTACTCCTTCCGCAAATGATATACAGTTTGTACTCAGGGCTATAAATGGTTCGGAAATAGATTGGCCTTCTCTAGACCCAGCCACAAGTACTAAGGCTGGTATTATGACGACAAAAGATAAAGTTAAGCTTGATGGAATAACTTCTGGTGCTACAGCAGATTCTGCAATAACTACAGCAGAAATTGATGCATTATTTACTTAATAATAATTTTAAAAATTAATTAATATGAAGTTTTTAGATTTAAATGGACTAAACCATCTTTTGACAAAAATAAAAGCAAGTTTTAGCACAGCTATTGTTAAAAGTTCTCAAAATCAAAACATTCCATTTGTTGCAAATCATCAAATTGTTAACTTGGATGCAGCAGGTAATATCAACGTATATAATTGGTTTCAAAAGGCATCGAAAGGAGGTATCCTGGAGATAGTCACTACAGGATTAATGCTTGTAACTTACACTTATTGCAAGGACAGTGACGATACTAGTTACCTGTATAAACTCAACGGAACATCAAATGGTCCAGTTTTTGAGAACCTTAAATCTTTTATAACAGGAAACTATACACACTTAATTAAGATAGATAATGATAAACTTTTGATTGCAAAAACCTAAAATAATTTTAAAATTTTAAAATACACTATTATGAGAAAAAGTACTGGTAGAGCAAAACCAGTAACTCCTAAAGCAGGAGTTACTAAAACCTCAAGAAGATATGCTTGTGGTGGTAAACTTAAGAAAAAGAAGTAATGGATAAATTACTTTATAAGATAACAGTAATAGTATTAAAGATACTTCCAATGCTATTAGCTTTTATTACACTATTAAATTCTATATTATCTTACTTTAATATAGACTTAGTAATATTAAGTTATATAGGAGAAGTATCTTTAATTCCTATACTGTTTATTTATATAACTTCTTATACTTTTAAATTCTGTGAGTATCATAGAATGTTCCTACATTATATAGTAGTTACTTGGATTATAAATATAATAGATTTATACATAGGAATACCTATTAATGATTTAGAATATCTATGTTTACAAATGATAGTAGCAGGAATAAGTTTATTTTTAATATTATACTTTTATTTAAAAAGAAAATAATATTTATGTACTAGTAGAATTATAACTTATGACTATTCATAGATTTATAGGTTTAAGAGATTTATTGGAATTCTTTAGAATAAGTATGTTATATTTAGGTTTTATATTATTAATAGTTACAAGTATTAAATTAAGAATTACATATGTTGAAGGAATTAAGAGACTTATTGATGAAAATAGTAAATGATATAGATTCAGGTAATTCTAATATTGATGAATCTCAAACTATTGAAATTGCTAGTGCTATAGGTGAATTAGTATCTAGATATAATAAACCTAAAAATACCTAATAAACTTACTAGATTAGAAGCTTGTAGACATTTAAGAGTAAGTGAAACTAAATTTAATATGCTTAGAAGAAAAGGTTTAATTAGTGAAGGTACTAAGAAAGCAGGTGATGTTAGAAAATGGTCTATAGAAGAATTAGATAAATATATTAAAGAGAATTGCTAATATAACAAGGATGTTGACAAATCTGAAAAGATTTTGTTAGCATCCTTTTTCTTTGTATCTTTGTAGCAGTTTAAATGTTTAACCTTTAAAATTTAATACTATGGAAATACATGATGAAAACAAAAAAGAGTATGCTTCTAAGAGTTTAGCAGGAACAGCTCTTGGTTTTGGTATTGCAGGTACAGCTTTATCTTTACTTAATAGTAATGGTTTAGGTAATTTATTTGGCACTAAGAGTACAGTATCTATGCCAGAGAATGTTAATATCAATGGTGGTATTAATACTAATGCTGGTCCTACAGTCTATGATGCTATTACTAAGGAATGGCAAGATGATTTAAATCTTACCAATGAAATGTGGGCATTGAAGTTAAATACTATGGAGAATGCTAAGAACGCTAGAGAAATTGATGTAGCTGAGAAATTCAGTTCCTATAAGGGACAAATAGAAGCTGATTTTAGACTCTACAAAGGTTATAGAGATAGTGATGATAATATCTTAGCTAAGTTAAATGAAGCTGCATTTGGTTTGTATAAGTATAATAGAGATTCTAAAGATGCAGTAGAAAAGAGAATTTCTGATATAGAAACTAAGTTAGCAGTTAATGCAGAAGCTGATAAGTGGAGAGATAAAGTATTATCTATGCAGATTAATAGTGTTAATGCTAATGCTGAGAATCTTGTAGCTCTTGAAAGAGAAAGAAGACAATGTGCAGATAATAAGATTGTAAACTATGTAAATAGTACATTCTATCCTGTATCTATTGCAGATGTTACTACAGGTACTACTACAACTAAGGCTAGTACTTATAACCCATTATGTGGTTGTACCTGCATTAGATAAATATAAATAAGTAGGTAGTTTATACTACCTACTTTTAACCTTTAAAATAATTAATTATGAATCCAGTAAATCAATTTATATTAGGTAGTAATCCTTATCTTGATGATTTAGATACACAGATAGCTAAATCTAAAGAGTACCAACAAAGATTAATGCAGTTAAAGCAGAATGAAGGCACTCCTTTATGGGATAAGATAGATTCTGAAATTAATACTCTTACTCCTATACAGCAGGGTAAGATGTTACAGAATAAAGAGTATGCAGAAGTAAATACTAAATTACAAGGTTTAGTATGGAGTGAATTAGTTAAACTTGTAAAATCAAAAGTGGAAACTAATAATAAGGAATTACTCAGCAAGCAACTAGAGTTAATAGGTAAGTTAAAAGCTAAGATAGTTGAAGAGGATACTAGAGAATTAGATTTATTTAATGAGTTTAAAGAATATAGTAAAACTCATCCTAATGCAACATATAATGAATTTTTAAAGAGTAAATAATATGAAGAAAGAAAAAATTATAACTGTATTAAAACAGTATATTAATACTCAATTAGATACAATTAATACTCCTATAATAAGCTTCTTTAAACCTATAATAAAAAGAATAATAGATAATAATATAAATAAAGTAAATAGTTTCTTAGATTTAATTAAAGATGATAATGATGAAATAGATGTAATAGGTTTATTAGAAGAAATGACTACTAGCTTAGTAGATAGTAATGAGTTTGACTATAGTATATTCCATATAGGTAATGGTAAAGTTACTATGTCTTTATTTAATCAGAAAATATCACTTACTACCAGTGATATTGATTTACTGAAATCAATGTTTAATAATTAATACTATGGAAAAACTACTTGATATACTATATAGAAGAGGTCTTATTTCAGCATCAGATAAAGAAGATTTAATGAGAGAGGTTAATATTGAAGAACCTGTTTCTCCTTATAGGACCAAAGTTATTGATAAAGTAAAATCTATGTATCATTATAATGATGGTAGAAAATATGAAGGTGAAAAATATGATTTAGCTACAGCTAAAGACATATATAATAAGTATAAAAGTTCTATAGATACTAAGTATACTTGTGATGATGTTTATGTAGCAATTAATGCACAATATCATGATTATTCTACACTATTTCATAAGTGGTTTAATGATATAGATGATAAGATAATTAAATCAGCTATGGTATTCTGGTTTATGGATGAAGATTATACTGGAAATAAAGTAAAAGATTATTTTAAGCTTTAATAATTAAATCTCTTATGTTCTTGCATAAGAGATTTTTTTGTATTATCTTTGCACATTATTAAAGACTTAAAATATGAGAAAGATTTTATTTTTATTATTTATGACTTTACTATTAGGCTCCTGTAAAGTGAAGGAGAAAATAGTAGAAGTTCCTATACCTCAGATAAAAACTGAAATTAAATATATAGATAAAGTTAAGTATGATTCTATTTATTTAAAGGATAGTGTTTATATTATACAGAAAGGAGATACTATATATAATAATAAAGTAGCTTACAGATATAAATATAAATACTTGAAAGATACTATAATAGTTAATGAGACTGATACTATAATTAAATTACAGAAAGTAACAGAAATTAAAGTAAAAAATCAATTAAATGTAGTACAGAAAATATTAATGTATATAGGTTTATTCTCTTTATTAATGTTCATAATTATTATATATAAGCATTTTAAGAAATGATAGACTTACTTATTAATGGGGGAATAGCTATTGTTACAAGTATAGTTACTTGGATATTAGCTAGAAGGAAATATAATGTAGAAGTAGATGGTAATGAATTAAATAATATACAAAAACAGTTAGACATATATAAAGAGATAGTTGAAGATACTAGAAAACAATTAAATCTTATTATAGAGTTAAGAGAAAATGATAGAACTACTATACATAAATTGCAGGCTACAGTAGACTCTTTATATCCTTTAGCTTGTCAAATTAAGATATGTAATAAGAGGTCTAGATTAACAGAAAAACAACTTAATAAATTATCAGAAAATGGAGATACTAATAAAAAGGATAGCTAAGAAATCTACATATACTATAGGTAAACTTTATGTTGATAATGAATATTTCTGTGACACATTAGAAGATAAAGATAGAGGTCTTAAAGATACTATGTCAGTAGAAGAAATACTTAAGATTAAAGTTAAGCATGAAACTGCTATACCTACTGGTAATTATAATGTAGATATAACTTATAGTCCTAGATTTAAAAAGCAATTACCTATAGTACTTAATGTTAAAGGTTTTGATGGTATAAGATTTCATAGTGGTAATACAGACAAGGATTCTTCTGGCTGTGTTTTACTCGGAGAAAATAAAGTAATAGGTAAGGTAATTAATAGTAGAGTTACTTGTGAGAAGTTCATCTCTCTCCTTACAGGAGCCAAGAATAAGCAGGAAAAAATTACCTTAAAAATAAAATAATAATTAAAATTATATAGAACTTATAATTATTTTTGTTATAAGTTTTTATATATGTTAAATATATATTATCTTTGCAGAGAAATTTAACTAATGGAGAAAAATAATATGGAAGAATTAGATTTGGATAATATTTTAAGTGGTGATGAAATTGCCACTTTATTTGAGGAACCTCCTAAGAAAGAACCTAAAGAGGAACCTAAAGAAGAAAAGAAAGAAGAAATTACTGATTTTGATGAAGACAATCCGTTTGGAACTTCACAAAAAGAGAGCGTAGGTAGTGAAGATGAAGATATACAAGGAAAGGGAGATACTGACGATAAGGGTATCAGTTCTTCTCCTAAAAACAAAAACTTCTACTCTTCCATTACTGATGCACTTGTTGTAGATGGTATCTTCCCTGACCTTGATAAAGAAACAATCCAAAATGTAAAGACACCTGAAGATTTTCAGAAGATTATTGAAGAACAGATTAATGCTAGATTTACAGAAAAAGAAAAGAGAATTAATGAAGCTCTTAACAATAAAGTAGAACCTAGTGTAGTTCAGCAATATGAAAGTACTATTGATTATCTTAATAATATTAATGATGATTCTTTAAGTGCTGAAGATGAAGAAGGTGAAAACCTTAGAAGACAACTTATTTATAATGATTATCTTAATAGAGGTTTTAGTAAAACTAGAGCTGAAAAAATGGTTAATGATGCCATTGAAAATGGTACAGATATAGATGATGCTAAGGATGCTTTACAAGGAGTTAAGGATTTCTATAATAACAAGTATAAGGAGATACTTGATAGTGCAAAGGAAAATGAGAAGAAGCTTGCAGAAGAAAGAACTAAACAATCTGAAAACCTTAAGAAATCTATCATGGAAGACAAGAATCTTTATGGTGATGTAGATATAGATAAAGCTACTAGAGCTAAAATCTATGACTTTATTACTAAGCCAGTACATAAAGATTCTAATGGTAATTATATGACTGCTTTACAGAAGTATCAGTCAGAGAATACTATTGAGGCTATGAAGAACTTTGCTATTTGCTATACATTAACAAATGGCTTTAAAGATTGGAGTAAGTTAGGAAGTAAGCAAGCTAAAAAAGAGGTAAAGAAAGGTTTAGCTAACCTTGAAAAAGTAATTAATTCTACATCTAGAAATAATGATGGCTCTCTTGGGTTTGTAAGTTTTGATGAGAGTTCTTACTTAGGTCAAGGTATGCAGCTAGACATTTAATATATGATTATTAATGTTTAAATTTATATAAATATGTCTGGAAAATTAAGTAGATTTCAGATGCGACCATTCACAACTTGGAATGGTGTAATGAAAGAAAACTCTCTTGCAGCTATGGGTCTTTTAGCTCCACAGAAGTTGTCAAGCTTAATAGTGCAACTCTTAGCTTTTAAAAATGGTAAAACTCTTGATACATTCTTATCACAGTTTCCTACTTTAGAATTAGAAAATGACCAAGAAATTACTTGGGATGTTATTGGTAGTGACCGTAGAAATGTAGCCCTTGTTAGAGCTTTAGATGAGAATAAAACTCCTATTACAGCAGAAGGTGCTAATGTTGGTGCTAATGGTGCTCCTTTCTATCTTGAGTTTAATGAGGCTTATTTCTTCCTTGGTGAAGTAATCTTTGGTGAGCTTAATGAGCTTTATCAGATTAGAATTATTGATGAACCTGTAGAGTCTGGTAGTAATTATCTTTATAAGGTACAGACTTATGGTCACAATAATGGTGGTATTCCTAGAGAAAGACTTCAAACTGGTGAAAGATTCTCAACTGAATATGCTCCAGTAAGTAGAGAATTCTCAAGAGGTGTTGGTGGTATAAATGGTTCTCTTCCAACTAGTATGAGAAATGAGTGGACTACTATTAGAATTAAGCATAAAGTGCCTGGCAATAGACTTGACCAAAAGCTTGCTGTAGGTGTTCCTGTAATTCAGAAGACTGAAAGTGGTTATACTCATACTACAGTTAATAAGTGGATTCACTTAGAAGACTTGAAACTTGAAGAGAAGTTCCAAATGTATAAGAACAATGCTATGATGTTTGGTACATCTACTAGACTTAATGATGGTACTTATAATAACTATGATTTTGGTGGTGCAGTTATTAAGGCAGGTAGTGGTTTAAGAGAACAAATGGAAGCAGGTAATGTGATTTATTATAATCACTTTAGTATTAAACTTCTTGTTGATGCCCTTGGTTCTATTAGTGCAGGTAAACTTGGTTTTAATAATAGAATGTTTATCCTTAAAACTGGTGAAGCTGGTGCTATTCAGTTCCATGAGGAAGTCCTTAAAGATGGTAGTGGTTGGCAGCAAATTGTACTTGATAATAGTTCAGTAAATGCTGTAGCTAAGACTACTTCTCAAATGCATACTAATGCACTTAAAGCTGGTTTCCAATTCACTGAATTCCTTGCACCTAATGGTATTCATATTAAGGTAGAAGTAGATGATAGCTATGATGATACCGTAAGAAATAAAATCAAGATGCCTGGCTCTACTTATGTAGCAGAGTCTTATAGATATGACATCTTTGATATTGGTAATGTTGAGGAACCAAACATTCAGAAGATTAGAATTAAGGGTAGACCAGAGACTAGAAGCTATATTCCTGGAATCCGTAACCCATTTACAGGACAATATTCAGTTGATTATGCTTCTACTGATGAAGATAGTACAGAGGTACACAAGATGGATACCTTTGGTGTTATTATCAAAGACCCTACAAGAGTAATGTCACTTATCCCTGATATTTTGTCAGCATAAGTATAAATAAAAAGAAAGGATTTAAGGATAACATTCTTATCCTTTCTTTTATTTTTAAATTAAAAAGAGAAGAATAAATATGGAAGAAATTTTAGATGATTTGGAATTACCAACAAAGGTAATCCCTGTAGAAAATAAAGAAAAGAAAGTAACTAAACAAAAGAAAGTTAAAAAGGTGATTGAAGAAGATAATGACGAATTAGTATCTTGTCTTAGAAATGAAAAAATCATTGTAAGATATATTCCTAAGATGGGAGGTCTTTGGGCTAATACTACTAATCCTAGACATGTATTATCTGGAGGTATGGCAGATACTTCTTTTAAGACTTATGTAGTACCAAGACTTGCATCTAGTGGTGTTTATGTTAATGTACTTACTAATAAAGAAAAGGAATTCCTTGAAAGTTATATGGGTCTTGAAGATGGTGATTTAAGTGTATATAATAGACATAATAATTTCTGGGATAGTGGTAATCCTCAAGGTATTAATAAAGTAACTCTTTATAAGAGAGATAATTACTTTGACCTTAGTATTGTAGATGATTATATCAAATATAAGATTCTATTGGCTAATAAGAATTTTATCTGTCCTTCCTTAAAGGAACTAGAAGATAGACCTAAAGCTACTTATCAGTTTGTAATTATTGAAGAAGGTGCAGAAGCTAAGAAACTTAGTGGTAATGTATCAGCTACAATGCAGTGCTATAAAGAATTTGGTAAGATGGAAGATGATAATGATACTATGAGAGTAGTCATTGAACTTCTTACTATGAGACCACTTGATGTAAATACTAAGAGTGAGTTCTTGAAGAATAAGATTAATGAACTTATTCAAGCTAATCCTAAGACATTCTTAAATATAGTTACTGATGAATATTTAAGTTCTAAGGTTCTTATTAAGAAGTCTATTGAAGCAGGTAATATTTATCTTAAAGGTAATTATCATTATCTTACAAAAAATAATATTCCTCTTTGTAGTAATAATGAAGAGCCTACATTGAATAATGCAGCTAGATTCCTTAATCTTCCTAAGAATCAAACTATTAAGTTGATGCTTGAAGGAAAGTTAAAGGAAGATTAATATATAATGGTCATATATTTTATATGACTAATTTTAATTAAATATAAAACAATATGACTAATTTAGAGTTTTCAAATCAGTTTGAAGTACTTTATAATAATATAACTTCAAATCAAGCTCCAGGTCTTGATAACTATGAAAAGAGTGTATTCTTAACTAAGGCTCAAGATGAAATAATCAAGTCTTATTTTGACCCTAAGACTAATAAACCTCAAGAAGGTTTTGATGGCTCAGAAAAGAGACAAATAGATTTTTCTATGGTTCTTAGAACTAAGACTTATACAGATACAAATTTTACAGCAGCTACATTTGATATTCATCCTAATACTAAGAAAATATCATTAGATACAGATATTATGATGTTTATCAATGAGTTTGCTGATGTTACCAGACCTAATAATACTGGTACAGGAACAGTGAGACTTACTGTTATTCCTTTAGATTATAAAGAGTATAGCAGACTTATGTATAAGCCTTTCAAGAGACCTTTGTTATATCAAGCTTGGAGAATCCTTGATAATAGTAATAAAAAGAATTCTGTAGAGATTATTGTTGGTCCAGATGATGTTTTAACTAAGTACTCTATCAGATATATTAAGAAACCTACACCTATAGTTTTAGGTAATATTGAAGGACTTTCCATTGAAGGTAAGAGTACTAATACTGAATGTGAATTAGACCCTATTCTCCATCAGGAAATTCTTCAAAGAGCAGTGGAACTTGCTAAAATAGCAATGGAAGGTACTGCTGCTTCTCATATTCAAGGAGGTAATCAGAGTGGTACAGATAAAGGTTATAATATTCAACAAGCTAATGGATAATGAATATACAAGAATTAAGTAATCTATTTGATACTTTATTACAACCATATATAACTAAAGACAACTTTGGTAAACAGAATACTCTAGCTTTTGATGAATATGAAAAATCTATATTTCTGACTAAAGCTCAAGAACAGATAGTTCTAGAGCTTTATCAGGAATTAGAACAATCAGAAGAAGTTAGAAAATACTTAAGTAATCTTATTAAAACAGATAACTATGCTCCTGTAGGAGAGCAGGATGAAACTCTAATAAATAACAATTTCAAATCATATAAAGTAGAAATAAGTAATGATATATTATTTATGATATATGAACAATGTACTTTAAGTGATGAGAATAACTGTATTAATAATAAGATAGTATCAGTAGTTCCTACTATACACGATGATTTAGATAAAGTACTAAAGAATCCTTTTAAATCTCCTAATAGTAGAAAGGTAATTAGATTAGATTTTGATAATAAAATAGAACTTATATCAAAGTATAATATATCTAATTATAAGGTAAGGTATTTAAAGAAGCCTAATCCTATTATACTAGTAGCATTAGAAGATAATTTAAGTATCAATAATGGTGATACAAAAGTATCAAATGGTGAAACTAATCCTATATTACATGAAAGGATAGTTCAAAGAGCAGTACAATTAGCTGTTCAAAGTAAAGTAAAAAGTAATAACGCATAATTAATTATGCATATGTTTAATTAAATATTTAATAATATGTTTATTGGTTCAGATAATCAATTTAGAAACTTATATGTAATGAAGACATATAAGGCTAGTGAATCTGCTCTTGCAGCAGTAGGTGATACAACTCTTAAAGTAGATACTGCTAAGAATTCTATGTATCTTGTTTATAAAGATACAGAAGATAATCTTACCAGTGATATTATTGACCTTAAGAATCTCCTTTATGTTAAGTCTACTAAGGCTGCTGATATGGCTAGAAAGCTTAATTCTCAGTCAGTAACTCTTAATGAAGACCCTATTAGTGGTCAAGATTATGTACTTAATGTTGAGGTAAGAAACTTTGTAGCTCTTGGTGATGATTCTACTCATATTAAGTTTGGTGCAGTTCATGCAGTAAAAGGTATGACTAAATCAGATTTCTATAAGGCTATGGCTCTTAATCTTGCGAAGAACTTCAGTAGAGAAGTTTCTCCTATTCTTAATGTGTCTCTTAATAAATATAATAGTACTGGTACTACAAATACAGTAGCAGTACTTGTTAATGGTAAGATGCAAAATCTTGCTGCTCTTACATCTACAGAAACTTATACTAGTATTATTATTGATGAGGTTGAACAGCCTTGGAGAAGAGGTGTAGCTCAAGTAGAACCTGTTAATTTCAATACTACTTGTGGTACAGTTCTTGTTGATGGTAATGATGTAATCTGGGGTACTGTAGAAAAAGAGGAAGGTGACCCTATTAACAATGGTAAGCAAATTGCAGATATGGAGTGGTTCTATCATGGTACTAGAGGTGATATTTATAGAGAAGCTACATATCCTGATAACTTTGACTTTAAGCCACTTGTTGATGAGACTAAGGCTTATAGTACATTAGATATTCATTTTGCTTATGTTGGTCCAGGTGTAGAGGTAGCTAAATCTGAGAGAACTATTACAGTAGTTTGTGCAGATGCAGCAGAACTTAACAAGCTTATTACAGCAATTAAAACTGCTACAGGTGTGGATGCTGGTGCAGTATGGTAGGAGTTTATTCCTACCCTTTATTTATTTATAATATGATAAGATTTAATGAACTTAAAATTGAAGATAACTACATAATTATTGATGTACAAATTGAAGAAGATGAATACTTTAAAGATATGTATATTGATAGTATAGTTATTGATACTCAAGATACATTCATAGCTAATGGTCCTAGTAATAAGGCTATATATACTAAGACATTTAATTCTGAAGAAGATACTTCTTATGAAAATAATCCTTGTATTACTACAAAAATGGAAGAGAATGTTTTCTTCTCAAACAATAATAGAGTTAGAATATATATAAGTGCTAAAGAATTAAACGTAGATATACATAAAACTATGTTCTTTGTATATGCTATAGCAGGAGGAACACCAGCAGCAGATACTCCATGTAGATGGGATGAAAATAAAGCTTTACATACATTAGTAGATGTACAATTACTTTATAATACTATGATACAATATGTAAAGGAATTAGGAAAAGAATGTAGTACACCTGATAACTTTATTAATGCCATTCTTCAATTTAATGCTATAGATTTAGCTTTAAAAACTAATCAATATCCTTTAGCTATAGAATTATGGAAGAGATTTTATAGTGATGTAGAATCTAATGCAGTATTACCTAATTGTGGATGTAATGGAAGACTTTAATTTAATTACAGTAGATACTTTAAATAAGTACTTTGACATATTATCTAAGGCAGGATATGTTAAGAATAAAGAAGTAAATAAAGTAATTATTCTTACATTCCTATCTAGATTATTGAATGACTTCTCTGAATATATAACAGAAGAAGATTATAATGATATTATTAAATCTGTTTATTGTCTTAGTGATTGCTTAATAAGATTACCTAGATATAAGATATATAAAGATGGTCTTATTCACCATAAATATTATGATGGTCTTGAATTAAGAATTACAGAAGATGAATTAAATAGGTTTACTGAAAACAATAAAACTAGAATACTATAACAATATTAATTAAAATCTTGGTGTATAAGATATTATTTTGTATCTTTGCATCAAGATTTTTTATTTTATAATATTATGAAAGTTAAAGAAATTATATACATTATATTAGATAGAATAAAAGGTACTTCAGATGATTTCAGTTATACTGAGGAACATATATTATTCTTAATTAATAAATACAGAAGTTATATGTTGAAACAGACATATAAAGATGTAAAGAAAGAAATTCCATATAGTAATTATCAGACTATATGTTTAGACTTAGAAACAGAGAATAAAGGTTTATGTCAAGGTATTATTCTTAGAAGTAAACAAGAAATACCTAACATTATTAATATTAGTAAACCCATCTTACATACAGAATATGAGAATACTAAAATTGTCTTTACTAATAGAGACAGATTTAGATTTGTTGGCAGTAATAAGTTCCTGAGAAATATTCTCTACTCCTGTATAGGAGAAAATAATAAGCTATTAATGAAGTCAAATAATCCTCAATACCTTCATTTAAAGAGTATTAAGTTAGAAGGAGTATTTGAAGACTTTGAAAAAGCATTTGAATTATCTTGTGATAGTAATAAACAATGTGATATATTAGATGCAGAGTTTCCATTTGAAGATAGTTTAGTACCTCAGATGTGTGATAGTATTTATAATGTATTGACTAATAGTGTTTACAAACCTAAAGATGATAGTAATGATGCTAATGATACATTAGCTAATTTAGCTAATTATCTTAGAAATAATATGAAATCAGACTTTCAAAAACAGATAGATGGATAATTTTAGAAGAAAAATATTGAAGGTAGATGATGGAGGACATCTACATAAAATAAGAAATAGTATAGGTATATATGACATATACAAAATACTTAGGAAGAATAAATGGTTAAACATAGGAAGACCTTTAACTGAGCATGAATTCTATACTATTATAAGACAAGTTAATAATAGCATTGCAGATAATATTAAGAAAGGTAATACTATAGAACTGCCTAGTTTTATGGGTACTTTTGAGACTATTAAATATAAGTCTAGTATTAAATTTGAGAATGGTAAACTAAAAACTAATTTACCTATAGATTGGAATAGAACCTTAGAATTATGGGAGAATGATAAAGAAGCTTTTAGAGATAAAACTGTGTTAAGATATGAGTTAGATTATATCTATAAATTAAAGTATAATCCTTATAAAGCTAAATTTAATAATAAGACTATATTTCAGTTTAAGTTTATAAGAGATATTAAACAAGGTATATCAAAAGAAATACAAAAAGGTAATATTGATGCAATATTAAAATATAAGTAATATGGTAAATGAAATAAATTATATAAGCATAAATGAATTAGCTTCAAGAGTATTAGACAACACTTTACTTAGTGATGTTAATATTGAACAGATTATCAGGCATGTATTAGATTTTATGGCTAAATTTGGAGTTAATAATATATATAAAGATAAAGAGACTATTCTTACTGTACAGGAGTATAGGGCTTTACTTCCTTGTGATTTAATTAGAATAATGCAGTTAAAAGACTGTAAAAGTGGTTTATGCTTTAGACAAATGACTTCAAGTTATATTCCAACAGATAATGATAGAGATTATGAATTAACTTTTAAAACACAAGGCAGAGTATTATATACTTCTATTAAGGAATGTGAAGTTAGATTAGCTTATAAAGCTATACCTGTAGATGATGATGGATTTCCATTACTTATAGATAATCCTCTTTATCTTAAAACCTTAGAGTTATATATTAAGAAAGAAGTATATGGAGATTTATTTGCACAAGGTAAATTAAATCAAAATGTACTTACTCATATTGAACAACAATATGCTTGGAATGTAGGACAATTACAAAGTGAATTTAATATTCCTAGTGTTCAGGAAATGGAATCTATAAAAAATATGTGGACTTCATTATTACAATATAATAATCATTTTGTAAGAGATTTTAAATATGGAAATTCTAATCATAATAAAATAGTTTAATTATGCAGAAGAAATATTTTAATTTTCAACCTAAAGGTATAAATACTAATATGTCTTTTAAATTTCAATCTAATGAATATGCTACTTATATGAAAAACATTAGATTAACGGAAGATAATAATGGTGTTTTATCTTTACAATTTGAAAAAGGAAATACAAAATTACTTGATATTTCTGGTACTCCTATAGGAGTATGTATACTGAATAAATATCTAATTATCTTTACCCACAGTACTCGTTTAGAAGGTACTGAGATTTTTTCAACTACTGATAATATATATAGAATAGAAATAAAGGAAGGCACTTTAAATAAAGAATTATTATTTAGTGGAAATCTTAATTTTGATACTAATCATCCTATAGAAACTCTAGGAGTATATGAAAATGAAAATATACAGAAAGTATATTTTATAGATGGTAAAAATCAAGCTAGAGTAATAAATATAGTATATACTTATAGGGATAGAATTGATGAATATGAAAGAAAAAATATCTCTATTAATTTAATAGATAAATCTTTAGATTTTATTGCAGAATTACAATTACAGGAGCATATTGTTATAAGTAAAATATTAGGTAATGGAAGTTTTCCACAGGGTACCATTCAATATGTATTTTCTTATTATAATAAAAATGGCAGACAATCAAATTTATTCTATCAATCTCCACTACAATATTTATCTTATGCATCAGGTATATCTCCTGAAGATAAAGTAAATTGTAGTTTTAAATTAAAAATATATAACCCTGATAAGCAATTTGATTATCTTAGAATTTATTCTATTATAAGAACTTCTCAAGATGCTACTCCTACTGTAAAGAGAGTAGTAGATTTATCTATTTCAAATACTAATAAAAATGAAACTGGTTTAACTAAAGTTAGTACTCTTAATACAGATAGTAATTTAGATGATTTTGGTAAAACTATGGAGGTCACTAATATTGCAAAGTTTGAGCAGATTGATAATTATAATAATGGTCTTTATGTTCAAGGAGCTGTTTGCTATGGTAAATATCTCTTTCAGGCTTATATTGGTGGTAAATTTATTGATATCATTGATTTAGAGACTAACCAAAAACAAGCTTTACTTAATATTAATATAGATGTTAATACACGAGCATATCATGGTAATGTATTATCTTTTGGTAAAGATATTGCTCCTGGTAGTAACTTTCCTTACTTGTATTACTCTTGTGAAAATAACAGTAATCCTCAAATATTAGTAATAAAGATAACTAGTTCTAATGCAGATAGCAATCAATGGACTGGGGAATTAGTACAGACAATATATTTACCAGAAAGTAATGGTGGAAATTCTCAGAATGGAAGTACAGATATATCAACAACTTTTAAACATTATTATCAAAATGGTTGTATAGATACAGAAAATAATTGTATTTGGGTATCTGGATATACTATGGAAAGTTTTAATAGTAATATAGGGGCTTATGATAATAATAAACTTATTTATAGGAAGTATGAATTACCTTCTGTTTCTGAAAAGAAAGTTTATTTTTCTTATAATAATGTTCTAGATTCTTTTATCTTACCTTTTAAAAAAGGTACTCAGGGTATGGTTATCAGAAATAATAAACTATATCAATGTTTTGGATATGATGAGGGAGATGTATATGATGAATTTTTAGATTGCATTGACTTAAGTACTAAGCAGATATTCCATAGTTATCAATTTCCTAAAACACAATTAGCAGGTTTAGGTGAAGAGTTAGAAAGTCCTTATATCTATAAGAATAATTTGTATTTATCAGCAACTGTTAATAGTTGGAGATATTATACCTTATGGAGTATATCATTTAATGGTGGAGGTGATATAATTGTACCACCAGAACCACCTATTCCAGAAGAAAAAGCAGATATATCATTTATAGATAATGGTTCTATAGGAGATATTATAGACCCTACAGAATTACTATATTTAGGAGGTAATACTATATGTCCTAATACTTTTGAACAGAAAGATGGTACTTTATTTATTGGTAATTATACAATTAATAATAATGATATATCTGAAGAAACTGCTATTAAAATAAGAAATCTTTTAAGCAGTAAATTAGGATTTAAATATAAAGCAACTAGTATATTTTATAAAGGAAAAAATGATTATTATAATTATGAAGGACAATTAGGTGAAAGTGATGTAGCAGGATTTAAATATATGGAATGGTATGGCGTAGCTATACAGTTTCAGAATAAGAATGGGAGATTTAGTTCTCCTATATATTTAGGTTCTACAAGAAATTATTTTCCTTCTAGGATAGTAGATTACAATCTTTCAGAAGTAGTTGGTGTAAATAGAGGAGAATTAAATTTAGATATTAATATAACAGAATTAGCAAAAATTGTTGATACTAATATATGGGTCAAAGCTAGGCTTTTAATAGTTAATCCTACTAATAATTTAAAAACTGTTTTATGCCAAGGTATTATATCTTCTACTGTATTTAATTATAGAGATAGGTATAATAATGCTCCTTTTACTATGTCTTCTTGGAGAATGAATTCTTTAGGAAAACATTTAAAACCATTATCTAGTAATTCTATTTCATGGGGTGAAGTTCAGAATATAGAATTTTCTAAATCTCCTATTATAGGAGGTAATTTTACAACTAGAATTATTATTAAATGTACTATGCAATCATCACATTATAGAACTATTGTAGTTTCTGAAGATACTAGGGTATTATATAATAATACTTCTCCAACTATTATCAAAGCAAAAGAAAACTTAAAGAAATGGAATGCAAATATAGATATAACTAAAATTCCTGATGATAGTTGGAAAAATAATGCTAATATAATACAAGAAATAAAAAGTAATGATGTAGATACTATTGTGAATGATTTTGGAGAATGCTTTGCTTATGATGAGTCTTTAGTAACATTCAATTCTCCAGATATTGAAAATCAATATAATAATATAAATAAAAAGGCTAAATTAAGAATAATAGGTATTTTAAAATCTAATCCTTTATTTTCTAATTATCTGATTCAAGGAAGTGATTTAAATGATTCTTCAAAAGGAAATGTTCCAACTAAGAATATTAAAGATTTTACTTCTGCTTTATTATGGAGAGATATGGATTCCAGTTGGGATAATTTAGGTGATTATGATGCTAATAAAGATTGGTTATTTGTTACTTATTTATGGCATAGAGAAACCAGTTATTCAGATAATGGTATAGAAAAAAAGAATAGTAATGGAAATTCTAGAAAAGTATGGTCTAAACCTGTCAAGAAAATAATTTCTAATACTAGAGAATGTACTACTTCTTATCTTAGAGATAGTTTAAGCTATATAAATGATATAGAAGAAATAAATAAATTTAATTATTATGAATTACCTATAGATGATATTAAGGTTATTACTACAAATAGGGATGTTATTTATAAATTAAATAGTAACATGGGGGATAGTTATACAGAAACATTATCTTATACTTCTGATACTAATAAATTATTTCCTACTAACAATGAATATCCTATATATGGACAACAGTATTATGCTTATAAGGAAGATTCTATAAGTGACTATATAATATATAATACTATTATAGTAGATGGTAAATCAGTTACTTCAAAAGACCCTGTAAGAATTAAATACAAAGAAACACCTCATGCTATTATATCTTTTGGTTTTAAGAATAATAGTACAGTTAAACTTCCTAGGATGAGTATTAAACATAAATCTGACATAGATAGAGTAGGAGAAGATGCTATAACTAGAAGATTATTTTGGAATACAAAGAATAACTCTTATACAAAAGATTTTATATGGACTAAATATATTAATGAATATGCTAATTATATGAACCCTACAGATATAGGAACTAATTATTTCTTCTATAATGCAAATCCTAGTATAAATGATTATTATTATTTAGCTGATTTATGTGTACAGGACCCAGATACTTCTCCTTATGAATTAAGTAATGGTAATAAAGATATTATATCCCAATACTCTTTTATACCAGCAGGAGAAGCTATTGAACTTATAGGAGATACTATATCATTAAGAGGTAATCATGGAGATACTTATTATCAAAGATGGGATTGTTTAAAAACTTTTCCTTATAGTACTGATGATAAGAACCAGTATATAGATATTACTTCTTTCTTTGTAGAATCTAGAATAAATCTTGATGGTAGATATGATAAACAAAGAGGATTAAAATATAACCTTGGAGTACTTAATACTAACTTTAATCTTATAAATAAGTCTTATACACAAAGAAATAATTTCTTTAATTATAGACAAATAGAAGATGAAGGAGTTAATAATTTCCCTAATCAAATAACTATATCTAAAACTAAAGTATTAGGAGAAGATATAGATTCATGGACTAATATTACATTAGCAAGTGTATTTGATTTAGATGGAGATAAAGGTAAACTTAATGCAATAAGAAAGATTAATAATGACCTTTATTGTTTTCAAGATAATGGTATATCAAGATTACTTTATAACTCTAGAGTTCAAGTTAATACTTCTGATGGTGTACCTATTGAAATAGCTAATAGTGCTAAATTGCAAGATAAGCAATATTTATCTGACTCTATAGGATGTCAAAATAAATGGGCTATTAAATCTACATCTTCAGGCATTTATTTTATAGATAATTATAATGGTGGTTTATACAAATTAACTTCTAATGGTATAGAAAGTATTAGTAATAATAAAATGAAAAATTACTTTTCCTCTCTTCCTATAGGAGAATGGTCTCCTAATAATATTACTGTTAAAATGGACTATGATGATATTACAAAAGATTTGTATATTATAACTAAAGATAGTAGTCTTGCTTATAATGAATTTTTGGGAGAATTTACATCTTTTTATAGTTATAATCCATTATATATAGTTAATCTACAAGATAAAAGTTTGCAATTACAAACTGAAAGAATACAAGATAGTGCATTATCTGAGGATATTACTAATATTTGGGAATCTTATAAAGGTAATTATGGTTCTTTTTATGGTAGTGATAAAGCAGAAGCCAATGTAGAATTTATAGCTAATGGTGATTTTGATTCTGATAAAGTCTTTGAAACAGTAGAACTTACTACTAGTGATATTGCTAAGATTAATAATTGGAAAGCCGATTGTTATCCATTTGATACTCTAGAAGTAAGTAATGAATATCAGAGAGGTAAAAATGAGGCTTCTTCTATTAATGTAAAAAAGAAATTTAGAACTTGGAGATGGCAGATACCTAGAAACAGTAAAAAGAATGAAGATGGTATTATAACTAATAGAGATAGAATTAGAAATATGTGGGCTAAGATAAAGCTCAGTAAAAAATATAATTCTCCTTTATCTATTTATGATATTAATGTGGCTTACTATAGTTAAATTATAGCAGGATATTAAGTATTTACTTAGTATTCTGCTATTTTTTATTAATTTTATTTGTAGTATTAAATAATTTGTGTATCTTTGCAAAATAAAATAATTAACTATGAGAAAGAAAGATAAGTTATATACAATAAAACAACCTATTAATTTATACCCTAATAGAGGTAACTTGTTAGATTCTTTAACTAATGGCAATGGTCTTAGTTTAAAGAACACCTTTAGTGGTCAAAACTTAACAGATATAGCTAAAGGTGGTATAGGAGCTTTAGGCTCTGTAGTAGGACAAGTAGGTGGAAATCTTATTGGTGGAGGTTTATCCTCTGGAGCAGGTAATACTATTGGTAGTATTGGTAGTACAGTTGGTAGTGCAATATCTTCTGTTAATCCTTTACTTGGTGGTATAGTATCTGTAGGCTCTGGACTAATAGGAGGCTTAACAAATAGAATGTTTGGCTCTAAGTTAAACCAAGAGAATATTAATCAAGTAAAAGGTAATATATCTTCTACTGCTAATACATCTTTTGGTGGTAGTGCTGATGACTTAATGAGTCAATTATCTGGTGCTTCTATGTTAGGAAATATTAATAGAAGTGATATAGGTAAAGATGGTTGGTTTAGTCATAAAGCTAAGAATCTTACTAATAAATTAAGAGCACAAGCAGAAGCAGCTAATACTAGATTATATAATAATTTTAACCAAGCTGCTGATATTACTAATGAAAATCAATTTCTTCAAAGTATGTATAATGTAGAAGCCTTTGGTGGTCCTTTATTTAAAGAAGGTGGAATTATGATTAAAAAAGAAAATAGAGGTAAATTTACTGAAAGTGCTAATAGAGCTAATATGGGTGTACAAGAGTATGCCAGACATATATTAGCCAATAAGGAAGATTATTCTCCAACATTAATTAAGAGAGCTAATTTTGCTAGAAACTTTGGTGGTAGAAAAGCTTTTGGTGGAGATTTAAATATTTATGGTGGTACTTATAATGGTGGACTTGAATATATTAATAATGGTCATTCTCATTCTGAAAATCCTTATGGAGGTGTACCTATGGGTACTGATAGAAATGGCACTCCTAATTTAGTAGAAGAAGGAGAGACTATATGGAATGATTATGTATTCAGTAATAGACTTAAAGTACCTGAAACATTAACAGATAAATATAAATTAAGTAAAGATATAACCTTTGCAGAAGCTAGTAAGAAATTAGGTAAGGAAATAGAAGAAACTCCTAATGACCCTATTAGTAAAAGAACATTTAATTCCTTTATGCAGGATTTACAACAATCACAGGAAGAAGTTAAAGCTAAAAAGGAATTAGCTAAGGCTAAGAGACAATTTAATAAGTTAAGTCCACAAGAACAATTAGGAATACTTAATGGTACTCCTGTACAAGAAGATAATACTATGCTGTCTAATCCTAATGAAATGGTTTCTAATGAACCTCAACAATTTGATGATGGTGGTTGGATGTTTGATAATATGTGGGAAGGAGCACCTGAATATCAAAATAGTTATTTAAAAGGTAATATTCCTTATTATCAAGGTAAAGTAAGTAGCAAGGATTATAGTGTTAAAGACATAGAAGGTACTGATAACTATAAGAACTTTACTAAATATGCTTTAACATTACCTGATAATCATAATTATTGGCAGACATTAAGTAATAAAACAGGTAAAGATGTTACTTATTTGAAGAACAATTATGAGAGACTTAGAAATGATGGTAAATTAGGTTGGGTACATAGAACTCCTAAGTTTAATAATATTAGTACTCAAGCTGATACTCCATTTACTATATATCAACCTTTAGATGCACTTGGCAATCAGAAACCATTTAATATGTTATCACCTTATGGTATGGGATATAGTGCAAATGATATAGTACCTTTTAGTGATAGAATAGATGCTAATGGTAATACTGTTATAGATTTAAAGAATAAAGAATTTATATCAACAGATACTAAAAAGAAAACTAATAATAAAGAAGATAATGGCTTATTACCTACTTGGATGAGATATGCTCCCATTGTAGGTTCTGCTATAGGAGCAGCAAGTTCTTTATTGAGTAAACCTGATGAAAGTAGTGCTGATGCAATATTAACTGCTGCAAGAGAAGCTGGTCAATATACACCAATATCCTTTAATCCTATTGGAGATTATATGACTTATAATCCATTTGATAGAGACTATTATATTAATAAATTAAATGCTGAAAGTGGTGCAGCTAGAAGAGCAATAATTAATCAAGCTAGTGGCAATAGAGGTAATGCTATGGCAGGTATATTAGCAGCAGATTATAATGCTCAGAATCAATTAGGAGCATTAGCTAGACAAGCTGAAGAGTATAACTTAGCACAAAGACAGAAAGTAGCAGAGTTTAATAGAGGTACTAATATGTTCAATACTGAAGGTATGTTTAAAGCTGATACTGCTAATCAAGCTGCTAAAATGCAAGCTAGAAGTACCTTATTACAAGGTACTATGCAGGCAGAAAGACTTAGACAAGCTGCTAGACAACAACTTGCAGCAGAGAGAAGTGCTAATCTTACTAATCTGTTTAATAATATTGGTAATATTGGTAGAGAGAATATGAACTTTAATATATTAAATACTAGTGCTGCATTCCCTTGGGCTATGACAAATAAGGGAGAATCTAAGTATAAATCAAGAAAGAGAGGTAAAGAATGAAATATACAGGTTATATTTATATAATAGAAAATATTATAAACAATCTTAAATATGTAGGAAAAACTGATAATTTAAGAAGAAGATGGAATGAACATATTAGATTAAATCATAGTAGTTGTACTGCTTTAGTAAGAGCTATGAAAAAATATGGAATAACTAATTTTAAAATGTATCCTATTTTTACAGTAAAAGCTTCAACCATTGATAATTTTAATTGCATGTTAAATATATTAGAATCTTTCTATATTAGAAAATATAATACATATAAACATGGATATAATTGTACTACTGGTGGGGAAGGTTCTTTTGGTCATATTGTTTCAGAAGAAACAAAATTAAAGATGAGTAAAAGACAAAAAGGCAGAAAATTATCAGAGGAGCGACGTAAAAAATGTAGCTTAGGAATGAAAGGAAAACATCATACTAAAGAGACATGTGAAAAGATAAGACAAGCTCTTTTAAATAGAGATAAAGACCTTATATATAGAATATCCTTAAAACTTAAAGGAAGAAAATTAGATAAACAATCTATTATAAATAGGACATTAAAAAGATTTAAACCTATATTACAATATGATTTAAATGGAAATTTTATAAAAGAATATAAAGGTATTAAAAATATAATTGGTATTTCTGATACTTCTATAATAAGTTGTTGTAAAGGGTATACTAAAACAGCTAATGGTTATATATGGAAATATAAAACTTCAGATAATTATCCTATAAAAATTAATCCTATAAAAGAATGTCATAGTAGAAATAGAAAAATTGCACAATATGATATTAATAATAATTTAATAAAAATATACAGATCAAAAAAAGAAATAGTTAATACTTTAAAAATTAAAGAAAGTGCTTTAAAAATGTGTTTATGTGGTAAAAATAAAACTTCTGGTGGCTTTATTTGGAAATATATTATAGAAAGGAGGGAACTTGATGAAAAATTATAGTTTAATTGTCAACTCTACATTTAATCCATACTCCTTACAGGAGCTACTTCCTATATATCAAGCTAATGCTCAAGCACAATATCAAGCAGAAGAAGCTTTCTCACAATTACAAATGAAAGCAGACCAATGGGAAAAGTTAGCTAATAATGCACAAGATGCTGATGTTTATAGTAAGTATAAATCATATTCAAATCAATTAAAGGAAGCTGCTAATGATGTACTTAATAATGGTATTAATGCTGCTAGTAGAAGAAACTTAATGAATATGAGAGCACAATATGCTAGTAACATAATACCTATTGAAGAGGCTTATAATAAGAGACAACAACAAGCTCAAGTATTATGGCAAGCTAGATTACAAGACCCTACATTAATTGCTCAAGACCCTAGTGAATTAGGTCTTAGTTATTATATGAAGAATCCTAGTTATACACCACAGAGTTATAGTGGTAAATTATTAACTGCACAATCAGCACAAGCTGCACAAAATTTAGCTAAAACTTTAAGTAGCTATGGTAAGGGAGAACCTATTGATAGTTATACTAATACATTTATACAGAAACATGGTTTAACTAGAAATGATATACAAAAGTATCTTAATGGAGAAACTACTGCTACTAATAAAGTATTAGGTGCTATTTATCAACAGGTTTATGACTCCAGTCAAATAGGTAACTGGGCTAATGAAAATCAAAGAAGACAAGCAGCTAACTTTATTAAACAAGGCATGTGGTCTGCTATAGGTCAAGATACTGTTCAAGCTATGGAGAACTTTGAAGCTAGAGAGAATTATAAGTTCAAGCAACAACTGGATTTATTACAAGCTCAACAGCAACAGCAAGAGCAATTAGCTGCTATAAATGAAGTACCTATTTATACTCCTGAAGAGCAGAAGAAAGCTGATAAAATGAAAGAGAAATATAAGCAGTATTTCTATACTAAGAATGGTAGAACTTATTTAAGTCAGAAAGGTAGAGAAGCTTATAATGAAGAAGAAATTCATTATACTAACAACTTAGAAAATATAATAAGAGGAACTGTAATGGGTTCTGATGGTAGAATGTATGATTTAAAGAAAGATAAACAAGGAAGATATTATTATACAGAAAAATCTGACTTTAAAGATTTTCTTAATTCATTAGGAGCACAGAAATACTTAGGTAAAGGACATAATTGGCAGCCTGGAAATGTAGGTAACTTATGGAGTAAATACATAAATACTGGTGTTAGAGGCGATGCTAAACAGTATATGGAATATGATTATGCTTTAAGTCCTACACAACAAACAGCTTATAAAAATCAAATAGCTGCTGCTAATATTGGTAGAGATAAAATCTATGCTGCTAAGTTTGATAGAAAATCAGGTACTTGGAAGAAAGATAAAGATATTGATTTAGCAGATTTCTTAAATGAAGATAATAAATGGACAGTTACCAATGCTAGATTTGGAGCACAAGGAAGAACCTATATAGCAAAGAATAAATATGGAGAAGTAATAAGATTTGTAATGCCTATAGGAATTAATCCTAATGTTGAAAAGAATATTGATAAGAGAGCTGAAGATGCAATAAATATAAGCAAAACACTTCAGAGTGGTAAATTAAATGGTAAACCTTTAACTGATGTACAGAAGGCTCAATTAAGACAAGCTTATAATAATGCTATACAACAAGCTTACTTATTCCAATCTCAATTAGGAGTATTAAATAATACATCAACACAGGATTTTGCTGCACAGGCATATGAATAAATTTATATAATTATGGTACAAATAAAGAAACAGAAACCAGTAGATATAAGAAAGAGTGGATTGCAGAATTGGAGACAATTACAGCAACAGAATAATGCTATTCAAAGTGGATATGACCCTGAAGTAGCTCAATATTTACAGGAATTAGATATAAAGAGACCTTTAAGACATATGATGAATCCAGAAGAGGCTGCACCTCATGTAGTGCAGTCTCCTCTTTATAATACTGATACTAAATTAGGGGAATCAATGTTCGATGAGGATGTTTATTCTCCTGAGCAATTTCAAGATGCATCAGATGTAAGAGCTGAAAATCAACCTTGGTATGCCCAATTAGGTGCTGGTATTGCTAAAGGTGCAGTACTCACAGGTACTACTTTTCTTGATGGTACTATGGGTTTATTATATGGTGGTGCTAAAGCTATAGAAGATGGAGATGTAAGTAAATTATGGGATAATGATTTCTCAAAAGCTATGCAATCTATAAATGATTGGTCTGAAAAAGAATTACCTAACTATTATACTTCACAGGAGCAGGATGCTAGCATATGGGACAAATTATTTACAGCTAACTTTTGGGGTGATAGCTTTATTAAGAACTTAGGATTTACTGTAGGTGCATTCTATAGTGGTGGTTTAGAAGCAGGAGCTATAAGAGGTTTAGGTAGATTAGCTATGACTGGAGCAAAGAATTTAGGTGCTACTATAAGTACTATAAAGAATATTGCTCAGACTTCACAAGTTACTGCTTCAATTTTAGGTTCCTTTACCAGTGCTGTTAATGAAGGTAGAATAGAAGCATTAAATAATAGTAGAGAATATTATAAAGCAGTATCATCTGATTTACTTAATCAACATAATGAAAGATTAAAGTCAATACAAGATAATTATTATGGTACTGAAATGTATAATAATCTTGTAGCACAGGAAAATGATAATTATAATAAAGCTATGACTAAATTATCTGAGGATAGAGTTCATATGGGTAATGTAGATTTAGCTTTAAATATTCCTATACTTACTATATCAAACTTAATACAGTTTGGTAAGATGTATGGTAGAGGATTTAAAACTGCAAGAAGAGCACAACAAATAGAAGAAAATATTGGTGGTAGAGGAATAACAGGTACTTTAGGTAAATATGCACCTAAAACCACTAAGAGTAAAATATATACTGCTGCATTAAAAAATCCTATATCAGAAGGTATGGAAGAAGTTAATCAGCAGTTAGCAAGTAATATATCTGCTGATTATTATAAGACTGATGTAAATAACTATTATAAAACACTTACTGACCCTAATAATAGACAGGAAGCTAATTCTTGGTTAAAAGCTTCTATGCAAGCTTTTACTGAAACTATGGGAGACCAATCTACTTGGGAACAATTCTTAGTAGGTGCTATGACTGGTGCTATGGGTATGCCTAGATTTAGGTCATTTACTAAAGAAGGTAAATTCCAAAGTCCTATTACTATTGAAGGTGGTATTTTAGGAGAATATAGAGATGTTACTCAAAGAATTGCTAGAGAACAAGCTATAGCAGATAAACTTAATGAAAGAGTAAATTCACCTGAATTTAAAGCTTATTATGATGGTTATGTAAGACATCAAGGTTTCCAGAAAGCAATGAATAATGCTACACAAAATAATAATGAATTTGAATTTAAGAATGCAGAGAATTCACAATTAATATCAGATATAACTATGTTTGATAGTGTAGGTAAACTTGATGATTTAGTTGAAATGATTAATCAAGGTCTAGGTGATACTTCCAATGAAAACATAGAATCTATTATTAAAAATACAGGTAGACAAGTATCTAAGGATGAACAAGTAAATCAACTTACAGAACAGTTAAATGCTAATCAACAGGCACAAGCAAATACTAATGATGCTAGTGAACTTGTTAGATTAAAGCAGGAAGAAGTAGATATTCAGCATAAAATAAATACTGCAAAAGATTATTATATAAGTCCTTATACTGATGAGAATGGTAATAAGTTGTCTGATGAAGAAATAACTAATCAGATGAATAAATCTAAGACTGAATTCTTAGATAAGATTAATGAATATAAACAGACTAAGAATGATTTAATTGAAGCTTCAAATAATACATTAAGTGATGAACAGTTAAATGAGCTTATCTATTTAAAAAGTAGTCTTAATGACTGGAAAGAAAGAGGTTCTTCTATCAGAGATAACAATAAGAGTACTATGTCAAAGATTATTAAGCAGCTTACTGATGTAAGAACTGTACTTAATGATAATAATACTAAACTTACATCTGAGAAAGATGCTAAGGAATATAATAGTAATAAGAGAAAGCTTAATGATATAGAAAATACTATAAAAGTATTAGAGTTATTCAATAATAGTGAAAATCCAGATTTACTTATATCAGATAAGAGTCTTAATGTAAAATCCCTTAAAGATATAGCAAAGAATTCTTTAGGTATTGATGCTGATGAATATAATAGATTTAGTAAAGATTTAAATGATTTAATTAAGATAGGTAAAGCTAGAAAATCATATAAGGAAAAGCTTATTGAATATATGCTTAATCCTGGTAAAATAGATGAAGCTCATGCTAATATAGATAATCAGAATCAAAGAAAACAGAAAGACTTAGATGTAAGAAGAATACTTGATAAAGTTAACAATGCTACTACTTATAAGGATATTGATGATATATTTAAAGAAGAGAATATTGAAGATGCAAGTATATTAACTAATAATAATACTGAATTAGGTAGTACTTATGCTAAGTCTAAAAGCTTTATGAATAGTGTTAATAATGCTATTGATAAACTTGATATTGATGATGAAGATAAAGCACAATTAAAGACTTATGCACAAGAGAAATATAATAATAGTACTTCTTATGAAGAGTTAACTAATCCTGATTATCAGATAACAGATAATGAAGATTTATTAACTAATGATTATTATACTCAGCAACTGAATAATGCTATGGTTTCTGCCATTAAAGATATGTCTGATAAACAGTCTATTCCAGATGATAAGGAAGTAGAACATTCAAAGTTTACTATTGATACTAATGGTGAAAAGACTGGTGCTGATGATAATTCTACTGCTCCTGTACAGGAGAAACAGGATATATTATCACCATTAAGAACTGCAACAGAAAATATTAATAGACCTGATGCAAAGAATTTCTGGGATAAAGCTAATAAGATTATAGATAATTATAATAGTAATAAAGCTACATATGAAGAAGTTAGAAAAGCTATTGAAGACTTATATAATTTATATGCTAAAGAAGTAGATGCTAAGACTAGAGATACTCTTTATGAAGAAGTAAATAAAGTACTTAATAGTATTCAACCTGATAGACCAGTATTAACTGAGAGACAAGAGAATACTAACAACTTGACTGAGTTAAAAACTGATGTAGAAAATGTAGAGAAGTCAGCAGAAAAGTACTATTATAAACCTGCTATTTCTGAGTATGCAGCTAATACATTTACTAATTTTGATATAGCTAATCCTAATTATAAGGATATTTATCAATATTTAGTTAGTAAAGGTGCATTTGATTATGTTAATAGGGGTAACTTAAAAGTAGGAGATGAACTTACTTTAAAGTATGAGAAGATAGGTGATTATGATGAAGTAGTAATGTATCATAATGACCAAGTAGTAGGTATATTACCATCTACAGCTACAGCTATAAAAGGTAATTATGTAGGTCTTAAAAATGTTAGGGAAAGAGTAATAAAAGGAGAAGAAATAAAACTTAATGTCTCTAAGATTATGTTGGGTCAGTTTAAATATACTGAAGACCAGACAAGACCTATTAAAGACCTTATGAATGGTGCTCCTATACAGTTAGGTATAGTTAGTAACAGAGAGTTAATAACCAATAAGGATTTGACTACTGAGAAACCTTATAATAGAAGTCAAGCTGATGGTAAGGTATATTTATTATTAAAGAATAGTAGAGGTACTTATTCTCCTAAACCTATTAGAGTAAAACATTTCAATGAAGAAGAATTTGATTTAAATAAATTAAAGGATACTAATAATTCTAGAGCAAGAGAAATACATAGAATTATTGATGAATTAAGTAAAACTACTAATCCTGATAAGTGTACTGAATTATTCATAGATTTATGTCAGCAATTATATTTACCTAATAGCTTTCATATGAATATATTCAGCTATAAAGGTACTATATTCCTATCTCTTAAAGGTGGTCCTCAAGGTACAAAGAATATTAACTTAGAAAATAACACTGGTAGTTTTACATTAAATGTAGATGGTTCTATTGGAGGTAGTGCTGCTACTCAAACAGACCCTACTCATGTTTATAATGAAATACTTAAATATTTATATTCATTAAATACTCCTTTTAATATTGATAAGAATGAGATTAATAAAGGAGATTATAATGAGAAATTAGTCAATGATGATATACTTTATACTCACTTAGTAGATACTCAAATGACTAATAGTTGGTTTACTACTAATTATTATGATGAAGAAGGTAATCAGAAAGATGCTATTAATCCTAAAGGTACATTCTCTCCTACAGGAAATAAGGAAGGTATTAAAGTATCATTAAGTAAGAATACTTACTTTGTAAGAGATGGTAAAATCTATGATAGTAGTGAAAGTGTTGTAGTACCTAAAAGAGCTAATTTAATATTTGATTTAGCTGCTGCTTATGAACTTAATGGTAGTGCAATAAATGGTCCTTATATCTATAATGGTATTACTAAAGTTAATGGTCATTATATGGATGTAACTCATAAATCTTATGCTACTGAAAAGCAGAAACAGATGTATGAGGATAATATGAATAATAGACCTACTGTTATAGATAGAATGAATCATACTTTAAATAGATTAAAGGAAGACCAAGCTAAAGTTAAGAGATTAGATAATGGAAGACCTGATAATACTATTGAAGGTAGAGAAGGACATATATATCGAATACTTGAAGATGATGGTCAATATCATGAGTATGAGGGTGTACATAATGTAATAGGTGAATCTTGGCAGAAAGATGAACATCAAACTCCTAATACTTTAGCTTTACAATATGGTCAGGAATTTGATGATTTAATGAGACAAGCTTTTGAAGGAAACATTGATGCTATACAGAAGCCAGATAATATGTCTAATGAAGTATTTGAAAGATTTAAATCAAGAGCTAAATCATTAAAGGAATACTTTGAAACTAATGGTGAGATACCTATTGCAAATGGTATAGTTGTATTTAATAAAATTGGTGATAAGAGAATTGCTGGAGAGTTAGATTTATTAACTTATAATAAGCATACAGGAGAATTTAGATTCTATGATTTCAAGACATCTAAATATAGATTCTATACTGATGAAGGTAAACTTGATACTCATTATACTACTGTATGGCATAATAGACAGATAAGAAGTACTCAAGAGCAATATACTAGACAATTAAGTGCTTATAATGACTTATTTACTAGTAGATATGGTACACCTGTAGTTAATATGGCTTTAATACCTTTAATTATCAATTATAATGATAAAGGTGTTACTGCATTTAATGCAGAACCAACAGTCAATATTACCTATCAACCTAGTGAATTTATGCAAGGTACTACTGTAGGTACTCCTAAAGTAGATAACAATACTATTCCTGTAAGTAATGTTAAAACATTAGAATTAAGTCCTACTAAGAAAGTTAAAGTAGATATAAGTACTTTACCTGTAGTAACTACTATTAATGGTAGTGAAATTAAAGCTTATATAGAAGAAGTTAAATCTACTAATAATTCTACCAAGAAAATTACTACTTTCTATTCCCCTTATATGGTATTTCCTAATGGTGAAGTTACTTATATGAATGGTAGAAGAGAATTACTTACTGATAAACAATTAGAAGAAAGTAAAAGTACTTGGGCTAGTACTATACAGGCTAATAAAGCTGCATTTATTCAAGCAGGTATAGTTAATGCTAAACCTCAAGAAGAAATTAAACCAGAAATTAAACCAGAAGTTAAAATTAATTATGATACTAATAATGTATTTATAGGTGGTGAATTTGGTACTGGCACTATTAATATTACTGATGGTTGGAGAGGTGTTAGTGAAGACCCTAGAATTTGGAGTAAAGATAAAACAGTTCCTGTATTTAGTGAAGTTAAGATGAAAGATGGTAGTATAGTAACTATTATATCTTATAGAAATGCAGAGAAGTTTGGTAATAATAGAGGTACTAATGGTATTATTATTAATATAAAAGGTACTCTTACAGATTCAAGTAAAGAATATATAAAGAATACTTTAATTAATACTGATTTTAGTAACAGTAAAGATGAATTAACTAAACAAGTATTAGATATATTAAATAATTCTAATACTAAAACTGTAACTTCATCTACTCCTATTAATGTTGTAGATAATACTAAGTCTAATGCTACTCCTACAGGACCACAGAGTGCTGAGGAAGATTTATTAAAAGCAATGAGTTTACTCAATACTTATAATAAGGAAGCTCCTGATGGTACATTGGGTAAAGAAGAAATAAAGCCTAGAACAGATGTAGAAGAACAAACTGGTAGAAATGCAGATGGTAATATTGTAGTAGACAATCCTGAAGCTTTAAAGAAGTGGAATGAATTAAGTAATGATACTAGAGAATTACTTGCACTTATGAATATGAATGAAACAGATTGGAATAATATGTTACCAAAGCAAAGAGAATCAGAACTTAATTGTTTAAGCTAAAATAAAAAAGGGAGAAGGTGTAAACCTCCTCCCTTATTTTTTATTTATACCATCTTGCTGGTTCATCTGGATTTAATGAATTAACAATCTGTTTTCTGAATGGTAATAAATCTAAACCAATCTTTTCTGCTTCTGTATATCCTTTATATATACCACTATTAACAGTAGTTGTATATACAGATGGGTCAACTAAATTTAATATCTTTCTTAATTTAGTTATATAAGATATTGATGCAAATGGAGATTTAAAGAACTTCAATCCCTCATCAATCATTGAAGGACTAGGTAATAATACTCCCATATCAGTTCTTAATCTAAGTAAAGCATAACTTGACATTCTTGCAAACCAAGGTTTATGTTTACCATCATCGCCTCCTGCTACACCTAATGCAGCAATAATAGCATGTAATGACCAATAGAAACCTAATTCAGTAAGACCTTTCTTTATATTACCTTTCTCAATATCAGATAAATGTTTCCATTGTCTGATAATATCAAACTCTGATTGTTTAAGGTCTTTCATAGATTGATATATAAATCTACCCATAGTCATATAATAACCTTCAGTATAGTCCTGTAAATCATAATTATATTTACCTCTACCAAATCTATTAAGATATAAAGGTCTCATCCAGTTTCTATAGAACATTATAAGTCTTCCTGCTGCTCTTTGTTGTAAAGCATTTTTATCTTCATCATTGTAGATACCATAATTCATATTCTGAACTGCTCTATTTTGATTACTGAATTTAATAATATCGGCTCTAGTAAAAGCACTACCATCCATCTTGGTAATACCTGGTTTTATCTGTAACTTAGCACCTAATTTAGGTTTATCTTTATTAATAGGAACTACTTCTAAAGCATCCCATAAATCAATAGAATTACCATTTTTATCCTTTAATTTATATCTTAATGCTAAAGCAATAGCAGCTCTATGTTGTACAAAATGGTCTCCTGCACTGGTAGTAAACCAAAGAGCATTACTATTAAATAATCTTGAAGCCCAAGTCTTTCTATTCCATTGTACATCTCTTACACTTGACTTATAATTCTGAGGAACATTAAATAATTCACTGAATAAAGCTAGTTTATTAGTCTTTATTCTATTACCAAATTCTCCTAAGAATGCAGGTAATTCCTTAGCATATATAGCTTCTGCTTTAGTTAACTCTGAATGATTAAAGAATTTACCACTAGTAGCTTCAATTCTATCAATAGTTAAGTTCTGTAATAAGTTAGAAGTACCAGTAAGAACACTTAAAGCTGTAGTACCTAATGATGTCATTCTATTCAAGAAATCTGCACCTTTAGCTATATCTACTTTACCTAAAGAACCTTCATCTTTATGAGTAATACCATAGACTTGCATTTCCATAAATGTATTTAATTTCTGCATAAAGTATGTAGAATCTCCTTTCTTAGTAAGTACATTATGTATCTGTCTTCCTAATACATTAAAATGTTCAGTCTTAGTCTTATTACCTTCTGTCTGATTAACTCTTCTTTCTGCTAATACAAGTCTTCCTACTTCAAGAGTATCAATAACTTCATTCATTCTATTAAAGTCATTTACCATAGCCATATAAGCTATCATAGATGATGTAGTATCAAGAGATAAGTCATTCATATCCTGCAAATCCTTAGTATAATATACTGGTAACTTCATTACCTGATTACCTTCAAAATCCATTACTACAGATTTATCAAGATACTCAACATCATCTTCTCTTCTTACAAGAGAATCTTTCATATTCTCCCAGAAGTATTTACCTTGACTAGATAATGAAGAACCAGTAAATCTCTGTAAGAAATCTCTTCTTATCTGGGGAGCTTTACCTACAGATACACTAGAAGAATTAGGTAATACACCATCAAGTTTAGACTTTAATTCCATCATAAAACTATGATATTCTTTCTGTGCTTCTGTAAGTTTATTCCAAGCAGGATTAGCATACTTTTCTATAAGAGGTCTTCTATTACCAAATTTATCTTTATAGGTATTTTTCTTATACCATTCATTGATTTCATTATCTCTTGCAATCTTTTCAAAGCCTTCAGGATTATCTCCATATTTCTCTTTTAACTTTTTAAAGAATGTATTCTTAGCATTCTTATATTTACTCCACCAAATCTTTTGTACAAAATAACCTGTAAGATTACCATCTTCATCTCTTTCATACATAAAGGAAGTATTAGTTACTCCTCTATCTTCAAGTTCTTTGGCTTTAGCTTGAATTTCTTTAGCCATTTCAATAGTATCAAGTCTAGCTTCCCCTTTTTGTTTCTTTACAACTTGGTCATAAATCTGTAACATAGGGTCAGAAGAATCTGCCATTGAATCTAACCATCTATCAGCTAAGGTAATATCTCTATCCATAGAAGTTACTAATTCTTCTGCTGTATAAGTTTTCTTATATCTATCTCTACCAATAGTTATAGCTAAACCGTCACCAACAAATGGTCTTATAAATTCAGTAAACTTATCTTTAGCTATCTCATAGAAATCTGATGATAAGTCCTTTATTATAATATCATTCTGATTAAGAATATCCTTAATATTTTCTTTAATGCTATCATCTCCTTCTCTAGAAGCTTCATTTATCTGTTTTCTAATGTCATTCATAATGACACCATATGAATTAAGATAGTTTCTTACATTTCTAAGAGCTTTAAATTCTTCTTCTTTTGATAATTCACCACTACCAATTTTAGCCATTCTCTTTTCAAGATTACCAAGAACACTAAGACTATTATCCATATATTCAAGAATACCTTGTATCTCTTGATGATTCTGTAAAGCTGCTTGTAATTTATTAATAAATACTTGCTGAGCAGCACTAAAATCTTCTTTATCACCATATACTTTTAATCTCTTTAACTCCTGCTCAAGAATCTTTTCAAGTATCTTAGCTGATTTACTTACATTACTAGTAAGATTATATAACTTAGTGTTATGAGCTTTAGTGCTGATATTCATAGTATATCTGTTATTTACTATGTCATTAGCTAAATCATAAACCTGCACTTTAACTTCATTAATTATTTTATCAATATCATCAGTATTCTTATCTTTGAATTTATCTTTTACTTGATTAAGATACCTATCAAATAATCTTTTATTAGGATTAAATACTTCCTTATCATTAAGTACATCAGCCATAATCTTACCTAATGCTTCTACAGCCATTAAGTCAAGATTATTATTGTACTTATTCATATAGTTCTGATATTCATCACCAAATATTCTTTCAAGTATATTCTCATCACTAAGTACATTAGTCATTCTTTCCTTTAATGGAGTATCTACTGCTTCTATAGCAAAGTGGGCAAACTCTTCTGGTAATACATCTTGACCTCTTTGTCCCTTAGCTACTCTAATTAAAGTTTTTAAACCATTAGCAGTAGTTATTGCACAATCAAAATCTGTTATACCATTAATTCCTTGCCTTTCTTCAAGTTCACTTAATGCACCGACTCCTATACCCCAGTCAGATAATAGCTGCTCTAATCTCCTATTTAACTTACTATTGAATTCAATCTTATGAGCTATATCTTCTTTATTTTCTCTTATAGGTTTTATAGAAAGCTTTACTTTATCCTCTACATTAGTTATTGTTGCAAAGAACTTACTTCTATAAGGACTATTTCTATTAAATGATACAGCTTGTTCCTCTAGATTCATTACATTAGTGTAATTTCTAGCTACAGGACTATTATGCTGATTCAAATTTTTTAGCTGGCTAAGTTCATCTTTAAGACCATCCAAGCCAACTTTATACATTAGGTCTTCCATTAAAGGATTACCTTCATTATCATATCTAATATTTGGAAATGTTTTACTAAACTCTGGAGATTTAACTCTCTGCCAGTAATATAATGCTTGTTTAGTATTTCCAAAATAACTTTTTAATTGTGTAAATAAAGAGGGGATATTCCCCTCTTTATTTGTTGGTATAAATGTACATTTACTCATATTAAAATCTTGCTATTACATTATCACAGAATTTATTTCCTTGTTCATCCTCTGTTATAGGAGGAAGACTTTCTAGTTTATCAATAGGTTGTGATTCAGTATAACCATTTTCAGCAGCTTTCTGTTTAATTACAGCAAGTAAACTTGCTTGTGCAGATTGCTGTTGTTCCATAACAAAATTAGCCATATCTTGATTATCTGTAATATCTGTATTATCAACATAATCATTAAGATTAGCTTTATATGCTTGTGGTTTAGGTACTACTGATTCCATATCTTCACTAGCATTACTATCATACTCTACATATTGATTCTTTACTCCTAAAGGTTGTATTCTTTGATAAGAAGCTATTAAATCTTTAGCTTCATTTACTCTTTCAAAGTATAAATCAGCCCCCTTATAATTAATATGAACATAAGGTAAATATTCAGGAGCACTTTTATCATCAAATGGTTTAGCAATTTTTTTATCATCCATAGATGAATTGAAATCAACTTTAACATCAAAATTTTCTGTTTCAAGATTAACTTCACTTACATAAGATGCTCCAGTAATATCTGGTACTAATGTTCTATCATCTAAATGATTTCTAAAATATTGACCTATAAAAGTAGTTACATCAGCTTTCTCAAAGTACATATCTTCAAGAGTTTCTATATAATTACCAGTATTCTCTTTTACTGCTACAGGAGCTAAATGACTAAATCCATTAGGACTAAAACCTAAACCTTTATAATTGCAGTAAAGAAATAACTTAATAGCCATATCCCTACATTCATCATTAATATTCATAAGTGTTTCCCAACTTCTAATATAGTCTTGCTTCTGTATATCAGTAATTCTACCTACATTACTAAAGGTAAGAGATGGTGCTGGATTATATTTAGTAAACTTATTATATTTTACTCTGTTTATAATAGGTAACTGAGATAACTCTGGATGAGCTTTTTTGAAAGCATCAAACTCAGCAGGGAATTTAGTGATATAATATTTTCTTTCAGATATAGGATTACCTTCCTCATCTTTATAATTATATTCACTAGTTTCTGCTAGCATATAACTGATAAAATCATTATATATACTATTTCTCTGCTTTTCATTTAAATTACCATATCTAGTCATATCTTTTATAGTACTTATAATACGAGTATAAGTATTATTATAGTATGGAAAATACTTATTGAATAACTTCTCAGTAGATTCTACACCATAGGTAAAGAATGCCTGTAATATAGGTAATGGACTATTAATAATACCTTCTTCATTTAAATTAAATGAAAGTAATCCTAATGTTCCTGTAAGAGAGTAATTAGCATCTTTTATAGGAGCCATCAATAATTTTTCAACTTTCTCAATATTAATTATATCTGAAGAGATATAAGGTCCTGCTCCACCATTTTGAGTATCAGCTCTAGTAGCATTAGTAAATTCATTCAAATCACCTGCTAATTTATTAAGTCTTGCAAACATAAAGCCTACTTTTAATTGATTAGCATAGAATTCATGACCTTCACTAGTATTAGCTGTATCTGCATCTTTTCTTGCTATAATATTACTTGCTAAGTCTTCATCTTTAAAATTATAATCTTCTATTTTAGTATAATAACTATTAACATTAGTACCATTATTATAGTTCTTATATTTATTAATAGTATTAATAATAGCTTCTGCTAATGATACTCTATTATTCTGTACTTCTTTTACTATATCTCTTACAATAGGTTGATTAATTATAAGTGACATAGTATTAATTCCTACACCCATTCTTAATAATGCAAATGCACTAGAAGCAGTAATTTCATTGAAGTTCATATCACCTGCAATAGGGTCTTTTGCATTATCTACAAAGGCTGCCAAGAAACTAGCAATATTTCTGGTAATAAACTCATTATCTGCATTCTTAATATCATGTAAAGAGTTATATTTATGACCATTAAATGTCAACTGATATTCACCTTTAATACCAAGTTTAGTCTGCTGCATTAATGCATGAGAAGCATTATTAGTAGCAGCCATAGGGATAAGTGATGCACCAGACATATTTCTTTGATGAAGAGTAACCCAAGTAGTAGGTACTAATGGATTAAGTTTTTCCTTATATTTATCTGCTAAATTATCAAGTTCATCAAGACTAAGTTTCTCAAGTCCTTTTAAACCTCCTAATTTAGTAAGAGTTTCTTTATCAATATTATATAAGATAGTATTAATTCTAGCAGTCTTTTTTGGTTTATCAAAACCACCAGGTTCTAGAATACTCTTAGCAGTATCTTTATGTGATAATACACTCCACATAAGGTCAATCATCAAAGAATCTCTTTGTTTCTTACTATTAGCCTTTGCATTATTATAAATACTTAACTTGTCATTTCCTTTTATTTTATCAAAGTCATAATCATATGTACTAAAAGAACTATTTATTAAGTACTTGGATTTGTTCTTATTAAACCATTCAGAGAATCTTGTTTGAGCAGTTTCAGATAAATTATATCTCTTGACATTATTATCTTTTAACCAGCCTTTAAATTCTTCTGCTAAATCATTTAAATCCTCAGAATCTAAAGGTTCTCCTTCAGTTTGTTCAGCAATATATTGCTGTAAAGCCTCACCATAATTCTTATCAATTTCTTCAAGAATATCTTTACTTGATTCTAATTGATAAAAATCATCCCAAGCTTTCTTAATGTTATAGTTATTCTTAGTAAATAAACTATGAAACATTACATAAACCTTATCAACATCATAGTCACTTCCTGCTAAAGAAGTAATCTCTTTAGGTAATATAATTACACTACCTACTTGTCTAGGTAAGAATCCCTTTATTCTAATATGTTGCATAGAATATTTATCCTCAGTTGGTTGTTTTGTTATCTTACAGTTGTTTATTCTGTAATTCTTCATATTACTATGAAGCACGGACTATATCTTCATCCATATAGGATGTTGGGCACTCGTGGAAAGGATTATTGTTAGGCTCACCTTTCTAGTCTCTGAACCTTCTAAACTCTTTTAACCTAAGTTTAGCTTGGCTGCTGATTATCCATATAGGATTTTCCAGCAATTCACCCAATTTATTATTCATTAGTATTTCTACTAAAGCGAGTCTCAACTTTTAGTCAAACTCTATAACCTATTACTTCTCTATACTTTTCTGGTACTATATAATTACCTTTACTATCCTTTTTATTAATATCAAGTTCATGAGTATTAGGGTCTAATAAAGCATTATATAATTCTTCTGTTGGACAAGGAAGATAAGCTTCAAAATATTTAATAGAGCCATCTTCATTATAAACAATTTGAGGTTGTTTACTTTCATCAAGACCAAAAGGAGAAGCTTGAATTAATGCTCCACCATTAATCTTCTGCTTAGTAACCCTATTCTTCAATATACTGTTAAGTAATGCTTGTATTCTTAAAGTCTGTGAAGGGTCTATAAGAGGAATATTAAAGTTACCAGTCTCATCAAGAGTTAATGCTCTAATTAAGTCTGTTCCATATCTAGGATTACTTCTTACTTCTCTTATAAGTTCTTTCTCAACTTCATGAATATCATTAAACTTATCAGATACTTCCTTAAAAGCTTCTTGAATATTAGCAGTATTGATAGCATTAAAATAATTCATCCATTCTTCCTGTGTAAATTCCCTATCTTTATACTTTAATTTAAAGTTAGGGTCTCTATTAGGATTCATGTCAGAACTAATCAATCTTCTAATCTGAGTACCTACAAGTTGTACTTTATCAATACCATGTTCAGGAGTAGATGTCTGAATACCATAATTATTATAATCAAATTCATGTACTACATTTGGATTTTCTTTACCATTAAGCCTGGTTACATTTTCCAGGACAGTCATAGTAGAAGCATAATTTGTAGCATCATTAAGATTGATTGCACCTTGTAAGCCATCCTTTACAGCACTTTCAAACATAGCCGAATCTATATTATTCTTTACCATAAAGTCATTGAGAGCTTGCAATTTACTTGAATGAAGTATTTGTCCAAACATTGCTCCTGTAAGAAGAAGGAACTCTGAATTCTTATGTTGAGTAGGAACTTTCATAATTCCACCCATACCATCAGGTTGATTCTTCTGAGTATAAAGATATGGTTTTCTTGTATTCCAAAGTACTAAGAAATCACTTGCAGTCCACTTATTATTCATAATATTATTGTAGGCTGTTTCTTCTGCATCAGACCACATACCTGTCATAATTTGAGTAGACCTAAATGATGGTAATGTATTATAAGCTTGTGCATCTGCTACATTGACTTTATTAAATATAGACATAATAGCAGCTTTATCATAAGCAGTAAAGGCATCATTCTTATCTTTAACTCTGGCTTCAAGTATCTCATTAATACTATCCATACTATTAGCAGGAAGAATATTATCTTTAAGATAAATAACTCTTCTAGTAGTTCTTCTACTTCCATCATTGTTTACTAATACTGGTTTACCATTCCAAGTAGCAAGAGTATTAAGTCTTTCTGCTGGTGCATGGTCTTGCTTATTTCTCTTTTGGAAATCCTCAAGATTTTTATAATAAGCTAAATCAGTAGTTGTAAGTTCAATAAATTGAGAAGTAAAATAAGTACTATTCCAGAACCATTCTCTCATTCTATCATTCATTCCTTCCTCAGAATAAACATTTACATGCTTAAATCTAGCATTCTTCTCTGTACCAATTCTATCATAAAGACCAATATCCTTATAGTGTTGAATAGCCTCTTTAAATCTACTATCCATTATAGACTTAATAGTATTTTTAATTAAGTTATCAACTTCATCCATAGATATCTGTTTAGCTTCATCTATAGCTTGAAGGAATGTTTTGCCACTTTGACCTTTCTGATTTAATTCAGGGAAGAACTTAAATTCTGCACCTCCCATCTTTTTACCATTCATATCAAAGTTAGCAATAGGGTCTATATGATTATCTGTAGTAGCTCTTTCTTTAACAAGATTAATTCTATCAATCTCCTGATATACTAAGTCTTTAAACTTATCAAGTAACTTCTCTTCATATCCCTTCTTATATCTCTTGAATTTAATAAACTCAGCAGATTGTGCATCAGATAACATAGGTACTTGATAATAACCATAAGTTTCACTTCCACTTCTGTCTGCTGCACCAGTCATATACATATTATATAAGGCTAATGTAGCATCTAAATCTGTCCAAGCATTATATTCCTTTCTATTATATTGAAGAAGTACTACATGCTTTAAATTACTTCTTACTTCTACATTATTTTCAATTTCTTCTAATATACTATTTCTCCATTTACCATTCTTATTAAACCAATTACATACTCTATAATCATCAAGTACCTGTTTATAAGTATCTTCTCTCTGTAACTTCTTAATAAGAGTTGTTACATAAGAAGGATTAATATGAGCATACATAGTTTTATCACCTTGTCTTACACTAGATTCAATAGTATCTTCATCTACTTTATTGATTACTTCTGCAATATTATTAAAGGCAGTACCATGAATATTAAGTAAGTCTATATATTCACCATCTTTAACTTTCTCATTACCTTTATTTAAGTCATAATAAATAGTTCTTAAATTACTTAATAAGACATTAACTGCTGGCTTGAAAGCTTTATTATCTAAGTTAAACTTTAATGCATTTTCAAGTGTTTCTGAATCTACACTAGCACCTAACATATTCATAGCTTTCTTAATTCTTGTTATATTTTCATCAGTAAGATTTTCAGCAATAGTTTCTCTGTCTTCAAATATATCAAGTAATTCATTAACTAAATCAAGACCTACTTTAGCATTCTTTAATTGAATGTCTCCATTCTTATCATATATACTATCTGTAGTAAGAACATTACCATATTCATAGTTATCTCTCCATTCATCAAAATAATGTGAAGTACCTTCTGCACCATTAATAGACATTACTTTAGTACTTGTAGAGGTATCACTATTAGTACTTACTTTCTGAATGAAATAATTGACATAATCCTTTCTATATGCTCTATAAAACTCAGTAAACAGTTGATTATCATTATTTAATTCATTAATAATCTGTTTTACCCAAACTTTCTTTTTACTAAGCTGTTCAAGCATAGGAATCATATCCTCAGCACTAACCATATTTCTAAGAGCCTGTATTAATTCTGAATGTACATAACCTGCATTAAGATAGATATTATCTCCTAAATCATCTCTATCAATATTACCTGTAGAATCATATCTTACCATATTACCTATGGCTTGTCTAACTCTAGCAGTAAGACTATCAAAAGTAGCTACCTGTCTAACATCAGTCATCCATCCATCTTTCAAAGATTCTTCTTTCTCAAATACATCTCCTTGATTAGTTTGTTTACCATCCTCATTGAAAGTATCACTATTCTCTTGAGTATTAAGTACAAAGTTACTATTTAAGTTAACAGAAATACCCTCAGTTAATGCTAAGTTTCCTAATGCTTCTTCTGCTAATACTTGAAAGTTATTAAGTACATTCTTAAAAGCTGCATCTTTTCTTTCAACAACTGCTTTAGCCATAATAGTAGCTTTTCTATCAATAGCTTCTTCATCAATAGAATAACCCTTCTTTTTTTGTCTATTAATTAAAGCATCTTTAATAAATTTCTTTTCTATAGCTATCTTTGCCTCTAAAGGAGCCTCAGCATATACTTGAAAGGCTTTTCTTACTTCCAGCATAATACTCTGTACACCTTCAGACTTAATAACACTGAATCTAGTAATTTTCTTTCTACCAAATAATAAATCATTCTTTACTTTAGGATTAGTTTCTGCTTGAATTTTATCATTATAAGCAGCTAACTTATCCTTTAATTTACTATTTACTATAGATGAAAACATTCTAGTAATTCTTTCTACTCTATGTTTTCTTTCTATAGGAGACATCTGTCTAGCACATCTAGCTAAATCCTCAGCATATGATTTATTATCTTCCTGTATAGGAGCTTCTTCTACTTTAATATTTGCATTTATAACTCTAATACCATAACCATCATAATCAGCTCTAGTATTTTTTTCTATTATAAAATTAGCATTAAATCTTTTACTTAATTCTTCTTTTAACCATTCTGTAAATCTAAGAGGTAAAGCAGACTTTCCTAATGCTATTTGATTTGGTAATACTATATTTTCTGCATTAAAATTATTTAGATTATTAAACATATGTAAGTTTAATTGCTTAAATAATTCAAAATCAGAATCAATATCTTCAAATTGTCCTTCTTTTGATAAAAAAGAAGATTGACTAAGTTTTTGCTGATACTTTTTTACTATAATACCAAAAGCATTTCTACTAATATTAGTAGCTCCATAAGTATTATAACTAGAAGCTCTAATACCTGCTTGATTTGTACCTCTTACATCAGATACTCCTGTCTTTACACTATTACCTTTATTATAACCTCTTTCTATCCAAGAATCATCTAATTGTAGGGAAGTTACATATGCTTGAGCATTTTCAGTAAATAAATATGCAGTATTTGGATTCTTTTGAGGTAATCCTTTAGTATAAGGAGTTGCTTCTGTAGTAATTACTGGAGTTATTTTTTCATTCTCCTGTACAGGAGATAAAGCTTTATTAATCTGTTTAGTATTATAATCTAAACTTCTACCTTGCATAAATACATTATACTCTTTTTCAAAGTAATCTTCAAGTTCACTTCTCTTGATAAAAGAAGGTTCACCTCCTTTTTCTGTATCTGTAGTATCCATTTTATAATACTCACCAGAATCTACTAAGTCTCTGAGAGATTTAGGCACAATAGTATTTATGATATTCCAATACTTTTCACTAGTAACATTAGTAATAGTTTGCTGTTCAGAGTTTAACAAATCCCATGTTTTTCTTGTAGGACTAATATCATACTCTGCATAAAATTTATTACCTTTAGGGCTAATAAAACCAATAGTAAGGGTAGTACCTGCTGGTCCTGGATATAATACTACAGAAAAAGTACCTTTATTAAACTTACTTTTATCAAAAGTAGTACTTAAAAGTTCTTCTCCTTTTTTAGTAAGAAAGCCTTTATCTATACCTTCAGTATTAACATAATCTGCTATATTAGTACTCCTTACAGGAGCCACAGGACTTTGTTTATCTTTACTTAATTGTGATTGTATAAATTTCTCTATCTCATCTTTTGTAGGCATTGTAGGTTCTTCACCATCTTTAAAATTAGCACTTTGCCAAGCACTAATCATAGACTTTACCATATCAAAAGTCTGCATACAATCATACTTGTCTTTAAACTCACTTAAGAAATTCTGTACTATTCTAATATTATCTCCAGTGAGTAACATACAATGTATTGCCATATTCTTTATATTTAATTAAATTATTTGTTTGCAAAGATACAACTTTTATAGTTAGTTGCAAAACTTTTTAGTAAAAATTAAAGGTACTATAAACAAATCGCTTATAGTACCTTCTTAACATTATTAACAATTAAAACTATTGAACAATGTATTTAGTATTATCAATAATAAGCCATTTAATAGTATTAATATTGACTAATCTTACATTGTTTTCTGAATCTTCAATATCCATATCAATACACTGATACTTACCATCTCTAGATTCAAATTGAATTTTATATCCTCTAAGAACTCTATCTTCTCCTTCAACAATCTTAGGAATAGGATTATTCATAAGAGTATAAAGAGTTTTCTTAGCCCAATCTGCTACACCTTTCTTTGAATTTTTAACCTTATCAATTTCTTGGCATATTTGTTCAGCTAGAATATCTACTTCTGTTTTAAATTGTTTAGCACTTTTAGCTTTATCTTGCTTCTTAAAACATACAGTAAATACCTTACTACTATGAATATTCTCCCATATACTTCTAATTCCAGGAGTACCATCTTTCTTGTCTTCTTTAGTAACTTTTATTTCTGTAGTATACCCATCAGCAGTATTACAGAAATTATGAAGATAATCCTTATCAATAGCTACTTCATTTTTACTTTCAAAGTGTTCAAGAATAACACTACTACCAAGAATATTCTTTACTCTATAATGAGAACTTTCACTAAGAATATCACCTTTTTTAATTTCTTTTTCAATCATAATTCCTTTTTCAAACATAATTATAAATATTTATTATTAATAAAATCTTGATGCATTGGATGTGCTAAATCATACATCTGTGGGTCAACTATCTTGTTATCTCTAAGTTCAAAGAAATGTTCCCAAGCTTCTTTAAATCCACACATATATAATTCTGTTTTAGTACTATTAGGTAATACTACTCTAGCCTGTTGTGGTTTCCAACCTTCTTTAAGAAGCTTAAAATAGGTAGCCTCTGCTGTAAGAAGATGTATCATAAAATCATACTCAACATTTTTACTAGTATAGAAATTATCATGATAATTCTTTTCAGTATAAGTACCTTCTTTTATAGCTAACCAACAAGGTTTAATAAATGTAACTTCATTATTAAACTTATCTTTATTATAGGCACAAAAACGCTGAGATTCCTGAATAAAAGACATTGTTCTATGTCTTACTACTTCATGACTTACAGCTCTATTAGTAATAAATTTTACTGTATATCTTTTAGGATAATATTCATTATCTTCTGAATTAAAGTATTCTCTAATATATGATACTTTCTTTTCTAACTCTAGCCAATGTCTATAATTAGTAGTAAAGTAGGCATAATTATCTACTGTTTTACATTTAATCCATTCTACATTATATAAATTACAAAAGATTAAATCTTCAGCAAATGTCTTAAGTAAAGTAGTAGGAATTTTAAAGTGAATAGTACCAAATTCCATAGGAGCAAGATGCTTCATCTTAAGAAGCTTATCTATGAAAGATGCTGCACTATCTTCTGTAATTTTATCTTCACTCTTATAAGCTACTCTAGTACATTTCTCTATATGTTTATAGATACCAGACATACTAAAATCTGTCTGATTACAGATTTCATAACTTTGATTAATTAACCTCATATTATTCTAAATTAATACATTTATCATCAACTACCCAACCACTTAAATCATTAAGTTTAGTTTGGAAATTATTAATACTCTTTCTATGTTTATATTCTTCAAGAATAGTTCTAATCTGTTCAGGAGAATACTTCTGAGAATCAAATGCTGTGAGCAATTTATTATCATCATTTTCATCCCCTTCACTAATTTCAATAGTAGTAGTTTTACTCATAGTAATACTTACAGTAACATCTACTTTAATTTTCTTTGGTTCAGAGTTTAATTCATTAAGACTTCTTTCTTCACTCTGCATTAATGTTGGTGTATTACTCATCACTGGTTTCTTTTAAATTATATAATTCTTTATATTTATTAAAAATACCCCTAATTACATTTTCTCCTATAGGATTTTCTCTTTTACTATCTCTTTCAAGACATACATCTAAAGGTATATTTGTAAAATCTTTAATTTCAATTATATACTTATCATTATTATCTTTGAAAGTATCATTCATTATTGAAACTACTTCTTTTAAATATCCAGTTTCTTTAGGATTAAGATTCATTTCATCTATAATGATAGTATCAAACTTAAAGTTTATAGCATTCATCAACATAGTACCTTTACAAGCTTTAATATAATCTTCTCTTGCAGGAACCCAGTATTGACCACTCATATTTCTTAAATCATCTATATTAATTCTAATAGAATGTTCTGGGTCTTTAAGAACCTCTTGTTTAGCCCAAGTACTCTTACCACTGGCAGGAATACCTCTTGTAAGAATTATTCTTTTCATTTTATACTATTTGATTGTTCTACAATAGCATCTTTAAGTTCTTTAAACTTCTGAGATACTTTTTTATCTACTAAATTATTTTCAACAAATGCACAACTACAAGTATATGTCATATAAGCATCACATATCTTCTTAGCCATATTATAAATAAGTCTTTTCCTATTATTTTCCATTATTTTAATAATTTAAGAACTTCTTCACATTTATGTTTAATTTCTTGAGCATAATTAGCAGCTTCACTACTATATTCACTACAATAATCTATAATATTATTAGCAGTACTTTTAATGGATACTAAAGCTAAAAAGACTCTCTTAATTTATCTTTTTGTGTCATATTAAGTTATATTACATAATACCTTACTAAAATCTGAATATCCATTAATAATATCATTAGTAAACCATCTTATAAATGCAAGATTATGATTATTTTCTTCCATTTCTTTATAAATCTCCTTATATTTAATTAACTGTTCAATAATATCACTTTTAGGATTCTTCAGTACAGCTTTCTCATATTCTACTATTTTATTTACAATATGATTAGTTTCTTTATCTAAAGAATTAATACATTCAGTTAAATTATCATAAGTCAATTCTGTATAGCCATCTTCATAACCTGTCCATATAGGAGCAATAACTTCTACTACTGCTCTATAAATAGGATGATTTCTACTAAAAGACATAAATAATAAAGGAGAGTCTTTTGAACTCTCCTTCTTTACTAAATAAATATTTAAATAGTTAATCATTCTTATTTTCTTTTAATTCAATATATTTATTAATATACCATTCAGCTTTTTTCTTATCTTGAATATCAGTACCTTTATTATTGGCTCTCCATAGATATTTAAAAGCATTCAACTCACAGAAAGCTGCTGTTTTATCTTTACCAAATATATCAAGCATTACATCAATACATTCATACTTATTATTTTTATAATGAGAAGGATGATTAACCATTTCTTTTTTATTTTTTGGTAATTTTATAAAATATTGTTCACTTTCTTCATTAGACCAATAATGGTTAACTTTATTTTGATCATCTGTTATACATTCATCTAATTCACTAATATAAATTTTACCTGAAGTATAAGCTATATCTTTTGGATTATTATCCATTATAACATCTTTAATGCATTCGAATTTATCTCCTTTTTTAATAATCATATTACTATTTATTTAATTGTTAAAATACTCTTTGGTTCTGTAAGGAGGAAGAATATTACCAAAATAATCCTTGTTCTTGAATTTTCAATTTAGCTAAGATTTTATTTGCTTCTTTAATATAATATTTATAGTTAATATTTTTAGGGAATTCTTTTATAGCTGTAATATCATTACATAATGTAACTCCAGATGCTGTAAGCATATTAGCAAATTTTACTATTTTATTACCTTCTACTTCACATTTATAAAGATAACCACCATTAGTAGATACATAATATCTATTAATATGAGTAATAAACTTATTCATATATTGTACAGCAAACTTTTTATCTACTTTTTGATATGTAATAAATTCATTAATATCCTTACAATTTCTAATAGTTTCTTCTACAGGTATATTATCAGCTAAATTAGCATTAATTGCTTTAGGAATAATCATTGGTTGCATACCTTTACCTAAAGTTACACTATCAATAAATAAACCTTTTTTCTTTAATAATTTAGGATTTTTACTATCTTTATATCCTTCAATAACACCTAAATAATCATTAATAGCAAATTGATAAAATCTTTCAAATCTATCTTCTTCAAGTTCTAGTCTAGTAAGATTTTCCCACCATTTACATACATCCTTAAATTTCTGTTCATCTTTCTTTTTTCTAAGAACAAATAAACCATCAGTATTTGCTTGAATAATCTGGCAACCTATTGATATTAACTTTTCAGCTAACATTAATAATAAAAGCTGTCCATTAATTCTAATTCTCATTACTGTCTTAGGAGAATAACACCAAGAAAACTCTGATTGAAGATTACCACTTAATCCATTAATACTTAACTTTAATGTTAAGTTCTTAAGCTTATTACCATTATGTTTAGCTTCAATTCTTTCATCTTTAATTCCTTTATATACTTCAAGAAATTCTTTACCAAGATGAGGAGGATAAAAGCCATATTCAATAATAAGACTTGGATACAATGAGGCAACATCCACATCACTTATAACTTCATCTTCTTTGGCAATAAATATACTAGGTTTATTAACAGAATGAATACCTCCTACTCCAACAGAATACTCAAGATTATCCATAAGAAAATGTTTATTATAACCTTTTCTATCAGGAGAAACAACTTGTTGTTTCATTTCATTAAGTAAATCTTTTAGTATAGGATTATCAAACTTAATAAAAGGAAGAATAATTTCATTTAATGCTATCTTATCACAAGGACTTCTTAAATCTTTTATATCATTCCAAGTTTTATGTGTTTTCTCTAGATATTTAGTTTTAAGAATCTCCATACCTAGATTAACACCATCTTTATTTAAAGCTTTAATTCCATATTCTTCCTCAATATTAAGTCTCAATTTAATATCATTTTCACATCTATAAAGTAATTCCTCAGTTGAATTAACATCATTAATATTATATTGTATCATCTTTGGAATATCCTCTTCTGGTATAGGAGCCTCAAAATCACCATCATATTCTTGTACATTAGAATATTTCATAGTAACTTGCATTTCTTTCAAACCAACTCTAAGTTTCTGTGAAAATAACATTGTAAGCAAATCTAACGTTTCAAAGTTATTAGCATATTTCCATCTTTTCCATTTCTCTAAATCACCTTTGATAATAGTTTGACTTAATTGAAATAAGTTATATTCTATATCTAACCTAGTACTCTTTTTTAATGTTTCTTTATATTCAATTATAAAATTAACTATTGGATTATCATAGTGGATATTATTATATCCACAAAATATATATCTTTTATCAAGAAAAAGAGGTACTAAATCAACTAAATTATTCTTTCTATTAGATAACTCAAAGAATTGGAATTCTTTTGTTTCAGTATTTTTAATAGTTAAACTAAAACAGTTAGGAAATATTTCTATATCATATACTTGAACTATTAAACCCTTAATTATCATCTTTTAAATTCTAATTTATTAAAATCTAATATATATTTATATGTATTAAAGAAATTAGAACCTAATAAACCATGTACTGTTACACCTTTATTCTGCTTAAGCCAACTAAATGTATGTTTAATTGTACTACTACAAACAAATGTTTCTTCAAATTTCTTATTATTATAATAAAGACCTAAAACACCCATTTTATCTGTAGAACATTTACCATTAGCTCCCCATACTTCAAATATTTCTTTAGTATAATTAATGTCTAATTTATACTTGTCTATAACATCAGCATCAAGCATAGATTGTACACAACCTGTATCTAATACAAAGTTTAATTTCTTTTCTCCAATATAGAATGTTACTATTGGCATATCACATAATTCCATTGATTGTTTAAAAGACATTACATCTTTACCTTTAGCATAGGCAGCATACATAATGTATGCTCCCATAACTGCTAAAAGAACAATAATACTAATACCAATATAAATCATTAGTTTGTACTACCAATACCCCCTCTATTATCATTATTAAGATTATCTACCTTAATAAGCTCTACACCATTACTAAATAACCATTTAAGCTTAGTTAAAATACTTGCATTCATCTTAGGCATAATCCTAAATTGACAAATTCTAGTACCTTTTGGAATCTCTGTAGCTTTAAATGCTTTAGCAATATATCTCCATTCATCATCATTTCCCTTATAGGACTCATCAATAATTCCTTGAGAATTAGCAAGTTCAATATTCCACTTATTAGGTGTAGAACTTCTAGGAAGTACATAAGCTTCAAATCCTTTAGGAAGTTCCATGGCAATACCTAGAGGAAGATATTTAATCTTTCTAGATTGTACTTCTGGACCTGTAAATCTTACATTTTCTGCAAGCTTTAAATCAATCCAATCACCCTGTTCAATAATTTCTGGCATACAGCCTTCAGTAATTTCCTTAACTTTAATCTTTAATTTCATTCTTTTTTAATTTAAAATATTAAACTATTATACATAGCTCTTTCATATTGAGCTTTAAATCCTTCTTTTTGTTCAAGAGTTAAATTCCTAAACCATAAAGCCACATAATCTTTATACTTAGGATGATTATCCTTAATAAAAGACTGTATTAGCCAATCTTCAAAATCTATATCATAATAAATATTAGGACTCATTTCTGTAATTTATAAGTTATATCAGTAAAGACAGTTTCATAATCTGTAAATTTTCCTTCTGTTCTTACTTCTTTAAGACTATATAATCTCTGATTAGTAGTCTTTGAATCTAAACCTCCTAGATTAGATATATAGGAACCTACTTTAAGATAATCTAAACAACTAAAGAAATCCCCATATAGTTTCATAGTCATATTAAGGTCTCTACCTATATATAAGGCAGTTTTAAGATTACTGTCTTCTTTAGTCATCTTAATATAGTACCATAACATAGATAATTCTTCTCCTTCTCTCATAAAGCATACACAAGTAATACCTTTATTAGCATTAATAAGATTATCTAATTCCTGTATATTTAAATCTTTACCTTCATCTTTCCAAAGATTTTTCTGGTTACAGTCTTTACAATGAACTTTACATCCAGATATAGCAATACATAAAGTGATTTCATCAGGAATTTCTTGAAATGTTACTTTTGCATATTGATACTTCATTATTCATACCATTTAGGATTTAATTGCTTAAATCCATATTTAACTAACTCTCTAAAATAATCCCAACTAACTAATTGTAGAGGTCTATCTCCTATAAATTCAAGATTATAACATTCTTCTTGATAATCATATCTAAAAGTAGCTAATACTGTATATAATTCTTTACTTTTAAATAAATTCTTATGTATTCTACAACCAGTATTCTTAGGATAACAATAAAATTCATGATTTAGTTTTATGTATTTATTTTCCTTACCATAATAAAGATTAGGATACCATTTAACTATATCATAAGATACAAAAGGAGGCTTGTTACCTACATAACTAGCCTCCCTAAATTCTAATACACCTATTCTTTTAGATTGTATCATAATAAACTTTCTTTATTATATTCTGTCATTAAATAATGTGGACCCCCAATACTAATATCATTAACATAAGTAGCTACATAATACTTAAATTTATATTCTTCTTTAGGCTTATCAAAGAATATGATTCTTTGATTTCTAGAACCTCTAAAATAAAGATTTAAATCTTTTTTCTCCTTAATATATCTACCATCAATAAGTACATCAATATAACCTAATACTTCAGGACATTTCTCTACAATTTTATCTAGAGTATATCCTGTCCAAAGCCATATATTCTTATTATATGATTTACATAATTTAAGCAGTTGGATTAATTCTGAGGCTCCTATACCAGAGAAGATAGAATAGAGCGGGTCTCCTCCTAATATAGATACTCCATCAGTCTTTTCATCTTTAAGATACTCTTCAATTCTAGATAAACAATCTTTTAATGCCTTACCTTGATTTGGATTCCAAGTATTAGGAGACCAACAACCTTCACAATGATTACTACAACCTGCAAACCATATAGAAGTTCTTATTCCTAAACCATTAATTACATCATATTGTTTTAAATCAATTATATTCATATTAAAAGTGTTTTACTCTATCCATAATATCTCCTTCTCTACCAATAGAAGTACCATTAGTTAATGTGCCTAGATAACCACATAATCTACGTTGAACATATAAAGATAAACTATTAGTATTACCACAATTAGGACATCTAAAATTATTATCTCCTAATAATTCTATTTGACCATGATAACCACATTTATAACATACATCACAAGAAGTAGTATTTAATTCACAATACATCATATGGTCATAAATATACTGCATTATATTAAGTACACTTTCTGTATTGTGATTAATATCTGGCATTTCTATATAAGAAATACAACCTCCTGAACTATATTTTTGAAAAGGAGCTTCAAATTTAATTTTGTTATAACCATCTATATTATACCATACAGGAACATGATAACTATTAGTTACATAATTTTTATCATTAACATTCTTAATAGTAGGAAATACTTTTAAAGCTTTAGCAAAAGTAGTAGTAGTATTTTCAGCAGGAGTACCATAAATACTTAAAGAAAGTTCATATTTCTTAGCATTAAATTGTACTCTATCATAGAATACTTTCATAATATCTAATCCAAATTTCTGTCCTTCTTCTGTAGGATAGTCAATATTAAATCTATAAGCACATTCTGCTAAGCCAATATAACCAATAGATGCAGTACAATAACCTTTAGGTAAGATTTCTCCTATCTTCTGTCCAGATTTAGCTCTAAAGAAAGCTCCATCCATCCATAGAATGGGTGCTATATCTACTGGTTGGTTACATATAGTTTTGTATACTTTATATTGTTGCTCTGATAGAAAATCTATCATATCAATAAGTTTCTCTTTAAATTCTTCTATTGTAGTAGAATCTAGTGCTAAATAAGGAAGATTAATACTAAATACTCCTATATTAAATCTACCAAATTCCTGATAATTTCCTTCTTTATTCTTCCAAGGAGTAAGTATAGACCTACAACCCATAGGAGGGATTACTCTACCTTCTTTATATTGCTTACAAATCTTCTCAGACATATAATCTGGAACCATTCTTTTAGCTGTACACTTTGCTGCAAGTTTAGTAAGGTAATAATATTTAGTTCCTTCTTTAATATTATTTTCAGTAAGTATATATACAATCTTAGGAAAAGAAGGATTAATATTATTACCATTTGGTCCTTCCATACCTTTAATTCTCTGTTTCAAGAATTCTTCAATAAGCATTGCAGTATATTCAGGATATTCATCATTCTGACCATTAGTATTACAAGCTATTGTAATAAAAGGACTTTGACCATTAGTAGTAGTTAAAGTATTAAGTTGATATTGAATAAGTTGAATAGAATCTACTATTTCTTTTTTAATGAAAATATTTACATACTTCTCCTGTATAGGACTATCAAGTTCTTTAAAAATATCTCTATACTTAATTTTACTTCTTTCAATAAAAGGAGATAAATGAGAAATATCAATAGTAATACCTCCATATTGACTGCTTCCTACTGCTGCAATTATCTGAGTAGTAACATTAGAAGCTACAATTAAAGAATGAATATCATGAATTCTTTTACCCTGTACACAAGTACCATTAATAAGCATATCTTTAAGATTTATAAGACAACAATTTGTCATTCCTTTCATAGCTCTATAATCAGTATCATGTACATGAACAATACCTTTATTATGTAATTCAAGCAATTTAGGATCCATAATAAAATCCTTATATATTTTCTTACAGGTTTCTCCTGCTACTAAATCTCTCATAGTAAAGAATTGTTTAGGGTCTTTATTAGCATTTTCTTTACTAACATCATTAGTTTCTCCATTAAGAAGACCTAATACTGTATTATAGTAAGTTTTATTATACTTAAAGTCCCTTATTTTAGCTCTTTCTTTTCTACGTATAATATAAGCTTTAGCAATATTAGGATAATTACCCATAAGATAATATTCTACTGCATCTTGAATACTTTCAATATCAATAATATCAGCAGTAAAGTTATTAGCAAATTCTTTAAATTCATCCTCATTAAATTTGTCTTCTTCCTTACAGGACTCAAAAGCCTTCCTAATAGCATTTACTATTTTATTTGAATCCCATTTAACTTTACTACCATCTCTTTTTATTACGTATGTCATATTATTTTAATTAAACATTATTCCATTTTATCTATCCAAGTTCTCAAATTATTTGAACTTTCAATATTTATTCCCATAGGAACTGTGGCTCCTGTAGAGAGATAATACCAAAGTTCTTTACCTACTTCCCAAGGTGCTTCAAGTTTAATTTGATTATTTTTACCAAGATATAATGTACCTTCTACAAAAGTAAAATCACAATCCCATACAAGTGGAATCATATTAGACTTAGAAATTACTATATCTTTATAAGGTAAAATTGTGAAGTCTTTAAAGTATTCATCTTTTTCAATATTAAGTTTAAGAATTCTTGCATATAATCTACATTGATATGCATAATTCCACTCTATAAATGACTTATAGAAATTATATGTAGGTTTATATGATGTCTTTACATCTATAGGTTGAATAGTTTTATCTTTATAATTTATTCTGCAAGCGTCCATCATGCATCTATAAGGAACACCATCTATTTCTGCTTTAAACTTTAATTGATAAAGATTTTCACAATCATCAAATGGATTATTCTTCTTAAAGTACAATGATGTTTGAGGACTTTCAATAAGAGCATTAGCCATCTGATGTGCTATATCATTAAGCTCTGTACTTATTAAGATTTTATCTTTAGCTAAGTACAATAAATTATAGTAATCAGATGCTTTTTCCTTAATTACTTTTGCTCTAGTTTCTGGTTTCCAATTTAACTGAAATCCATTAATATTTGTAGAATCTATAATAAGATTATCTGGTATCTTATATAATGAATCATAAGTACTTGAATAACTATTAAATAAAGATTTTACAATAGTTTCTACTTTATCAGTAATAGGAGGAAATTCTGCTACTAAATACCTTCTTTCATATTCTTCAAGAGGGTCAGTAGTTAAACAATCTACTAAAGAACCTAACAATAAAGAAGGACTTTCAACCTTATCAAATAATGTATCTAAATGTTCAAATCCTTCTCTCTTAAATTTAGATATAGTAGAATAACTAAGAGCTTTATCAGCTCTATAATTTTCCTCAGAAGTTATCCATGATATATCATAAAGACTCTTCTTTCCATTTCCATTTATATCCATAACAAGTTTTTCTTTTATTATTACATACATCTCCAATATGTCCAGTCATAGCTGGTTTATAATTAAAGCCTAAAGAAATTAAAGCATCTTTACATGATGGAAATTCTGCAATTATTTTATTTGTTACAATATCTATTTGTAATACTGGTTTAAATCTTTTATAAATTGTATTTAAATTTTGACAATTTTTAGATTGTGTAACACATCTAAGATTGTTTATATTATTATTAGAAGTATTACCATCAATATAATCAATAACCATATTCTTAGGTATATTTCCTTTATATGTAATATAAACTAATCTATGAACTCTATAATCTTTTTTAATTCCATTATGTGTTAAATTAACATACCAATATCTTTGCTTAAAGAACTGCTTCAAAATTCTTTCCTTATAACATCTTTGAGATTTATTATCTGTTCCATAATGACTATTTAAAACAGATAAGTTTCCTTCTCTTATTTTAGGAAGGGCTTTAACAACTCCATTTCTACTTATAGCATAGTCTTCTAAGCCTGGAATAATTTTAAAATTTATATTCATTTCCATTTTTAAGACTTTTCAGCATATTCTTTAAATATTTCTATAGCTTGTAAAAGCTGTTTTTTACTATAAACCTCAAAATAAATACTCTTTTGTCCTGTAGCAGTAAGAATATTATCAAGGTATTTCCTAAATAGTTTTCTTTTATATGGGAAGACTTCATTTGAGAATCCCTTACATTCTATCCATACATCTATATCTTTATATTTAAGATATATGTCAGGTAAATATGTAATAGGCTGTATAAGTCCATCACATAATCTAAGTAATTTAGGTGAAGGTTTACCTAACTCTTTTACTCTCTTTTCATGTTGAGAATCTGTTTCCTTATCATAAAAAGGAGTAATAGGTTTAAATGAAGGAAATACTACATGTTTCTTAGGTTCATATAGAGGATTAAAACCTGCCTCAATTAATGTATTGAAACAGGTTTTCTCCAATATACTTTTAAAGGTAATATTACCTTGTTTATTTACAGTAGCATTCCTAATCTTCTTATTAATATTTGCCACTAATAATACCAGTTAAAACATTAATAAACTCTTTAAATTCTTCTTTATTATTAAGATTAATTACCTTAATATTAGGTTCTTTTGGCATAGGACCTCTTTTACCATGTTTTCTATATATACTCTTCTGTACAGGAATAACTTCCTTAGCTTCAATAGAATTTCTATTAAGTAAATCTTCAATAGTAGCTTCATCTACAGTACTATTACACTTAAATTGCTTACCATTACTACAGGTAATAATCTGTGTAATCTTATCACCTAATTTAACTTCTTGATTAGTACCTTTAAAATAATACTTTTTCATCTTTTAAATTTTATTTTATTGTTTAAATGATTATTTATTTCATCCCACAAATTATATCTAAGTTTCTTATGATTCCTAGCATAATATGAAGGATGTTTTTCTTTAATTACATAATTATATTGAGAGATATAAGGTTCAAAAGTTTTAGCTTCTTCACCAAATAATACATATACACAAGCAGTCATATACCTAGACATATTATATATTAGTTTAGATATAAAAGGTCTCCATAGTCCTAAATGAGAACTAGGGAGACCTGCTTTACATGTTAATGCACAATTCAACATTAATACTCCTTGCTTCTCCCAATCTTCAAAACTGGGGTCAAAGATACTACTATTTTGTGGAATTTCATAATTGATAACTGATTCTTTTATAACTTGTAAGGATGGTGATAAATCTTTATCAAGTGTTTTTATATTGTTACCAAAAGCAATTCCAGTAGCCTTACCTAATTGTGGATAAGGACTTAAACCTAATATAACTACCTTTAATTCAGATAATTTACAAGCTTTAAAGCAATTAAAGATGTCATTATAATTAGGACACAAATTAACAGTATTGCTAGAATTAAGTGTATTAATTGTCTCATATAATACTTTCTTATCTATTACTTTTAACCAATCTCCAAAATATTCCTCTAAAGACATAATTTATCTATATTATCTACAAGAAGCTGTTGTATTTCCTCATTAACATTAATATTGGTAGGAGCCTTGACATGTCTTATAAACTTATCAATATCATTGTTAATGATAACTGTCATAGTAGTAAAACCACTTACTATAGAAAAATATCTAGAGACAGTACTACAATATTCAATAAGATACTTTTGAATACCTTTACATACAATATTGTCACTATTGAAAACTTTAGGACTTACTCTAAGTATAAGCTCTGTGGTAGCTGATGATGTTCTAGGAGGTCTAATAGTACATAATACTAATGGCTCTAAATTACTATTAAGTATTAAACCTCTCATTCCATAATAAAGATTACCATCTTTATCTCTAACTCTATTTAATGCTCCTACTACTCTAGTAAAACTTAACTCTTTTAAGAGAGGACCAAAAGTTTTTCTTTCATTTATACTAGTAGAAGAAAAAGTAAATAGTGGAATTATTCCTCTCGAAGATAAAGAATTATAAATAGGAATCTCTGTAATCTTACCATTAAATATATGATTTGTCATATATATAGAAAATTGATTATTCTCTGTTCCTAATAAAGGTATACCTGTTGAATAGAGAGAGGCTGACGTAACACCAAGAAAGCTATTTATATTATTTTTAATATTTTCACTTATCATTAATCTTCTTCTTTTAAGTACATCATATTACAATCATATTCTATAAAGAAAGGTAATTGCTTTATCATAGGAACAATTTCATTAGCACAGAAATTAACTACATTATTTACAATAAAAGAAGCTATCATACATGCCATAAAAGTAGTTTGTTTTAAACTACATACAGTTTCATCTGCTTCTTCATCAGAAAATAAGAATTCTTTTTCATATCTATCCTGATTATATGTATCTGTACCTACAATAGTGAGTATTTGTAAAGTATCAAATGACAATCGGGCATCAATATATAGACATTTAGATTTATCTTTCTGCAATTCTACATGTTTTTTCCAGTTATTAAAGAATACCTTTCTAGCTTCCATATTATCAAAGCCACAAATCATAATATCAGAAGTAAAACTATTACTAGTATATAATTCTCGCATAGCAAACACATCAGTATATTTACTATAATAGTTAACAGTTTCTGCTATGGCATCCACTTTATATTTATCTATATCCTTGATACCAAACATTTGTCCAGCAAGATTAACTTCCTCAACTTTATCATTATCAAAGATATAAATACTATTAGGGTGTATTCTAGCTAATTGAAATATAACATTTGAAGAAATACCTCCTGCACCTCCTACAATAATAATTTTCTCTTTAATTTTATTAAACCATTCTGCTCCTGAAAATCTAGCAGTTTCATCATGATAATCTTCACTTATAGGAGGAATTTCCTGATGTTGGTTTTCAATAACTTCATTCAAAAAAGCTTCATCTTCTTCTGATAATATAGATTCTGATTCTTCTTCTACTACTTCTTCAGGTCCTAATATTGATGTTGTTTCTCTTTCTGTTATCTCTAAAGGAGCAATAGCAACTTCTGGAACATTAGCTGTAGTATTTACTATTTGTTCTATATTAAACTCCAAAGGTGGAGTTATAGTTGATTCTTCATTCATAATTTTAAATAATAAAACGTTCTACTTCATCCTCTATAACTTCAATAAAGGAATTAGTTTTAAATGTATGTAATTTCTGTAATACACCATAAGCACATATAGCCATTTGTGAATCTTCAAGATAACCTTCTTCTGCTAAATTATCATCAAAGGCTTCTGTTACAAGAAATTCTACAAAATAACCAATAAAAGCTCTATAATTCGCTAAACCTTTTTGTCCTTCTCCAAATCTCTTAGAAAATACTGTAGGCATTTTTTGAACCCATTCATTGAGGTCTTTTGGAGTAAATATAGGACTACCTACAAGTAATTGTTTAACAATATTATTTAAGTCTGTTTCATTAAATTTATACTTATTATAATCAATAGATTCATCTGTATCTACTCCTGCTTGAACAGCAGTATTAGCCTTAGAGAAAGGTATATTTGTTTCCTTATATAAAGGTGTTGCCTTTAAAGTAGAGTCAACAATAAGATTAGCACGAGGTTCTCTACTAATATTTGTAATTTTAGTCTTATCATTACTAATTTCTTCAATTCTATTAAATAGGTCTGTATAACCAATATTTACAGTAGGTTTTTCAATATTCAAGAAGAAATATTCTATTTCATAAGATTCTATAGCATCATATTCATCATTACCTATATTAATAGTTTCTTCACCAAAGAACTCATATTCAAGTACTTCTGTTACATGAGGAATATGTTTAACTTTTCTTGTAATTGCCGCAGTATATTGACCAGCATTATTTACAATTAAAGATAAGAAATTATTCGTATCAGAACCTTCTTCTTGAAGAGTTCCAAGGTCAGTTCCACTGAAAAACGTTGACATCTGGTCATGTGACTTAATGTTATCCTTACAGCTCTTTATCTGTAAGTTCTTGTTTTTATAATAAAAATAGTTAATTATTTGCTTATTTAAAATCTAATTTGTACCTTTGCACATAATAAAATGATTTATATTATGGGAAAATTAAAATTAGAAAATAAAAAAGATTTAATTTTATCTCTTTATAAAGAAGGTAAAACTCCAATAGAAATATCTAAAATATTAGGTACTTATTTACAGCCTGTAACTAATTTATTAAAATCTTATATACCTAATATTAAATTTATTCCTAATAAGGGGAATGTTCATTATTTTCATACTATAGATAGTTATGCAAAAGCTTATATTGTAGGTTTTATAGCTGCTGATGGAGCTTTAGTAAAACCTAAACATGGTAATGATGCTTTAACTATAACAATTAAATATGAAGATAAGTCTGTTTTAGATTTTATAAAATCTGAAATAGGTAATGAACATAAAATTCAAGAAATAATTCGACCTTCTAGTTTTGATAAAACTAAAATGATTCATCATGTTAGATACTGTATAACAGATAAAAATATAGCAGATGATTTACATAAATTAGGTATAGATAATAATAAAAGTTTAACTATGGGAAATATTATAGAAAATATTCCATATAAATATAGAGATGCTTTTATTATAGGATATTTTGATGGAGATGGTTCTGTAACTATTAGAAACAGATTATATTCTAATGATAGAAATTTTTTATGTAAGGATTTCTCTCTATATGTACAGATTAGAGGGACTATTAAATTTCTATCTGGAATATGTAATCATTTAAAAATAACTACTTCTCATATACATCAAATTGATTCTATACCACAATTAAGTTTTGCAAATAAAAAAGATACTTATAGATTCTTTCAATGCTATAAAAATCTTCCATTTTATTATAAAAGAAAATATGATAAATTCTTACAAAGAATAAATCATCCTTCTTATGACAAATATAAACAAGTTCAGACTATATCATCATCTATAGAATAATCTATAGAGTTGGGCACTCGTGTCACTATTATATTCTGCATGATTAGCAGTTTCAAGGGTTAGTCGTTGAACCTTCAAAGAGGTTTTAATCTCTAAGCTTGGCTGCTGATTGTGGCTTGTCAACCAGTTTCCAGCAATTCACCCAATTTTATATGCACTCACAGTTAATGCATTAAACCTTGCTGACATTCTAATAAGTCATGTTCTATCATATAATTACAGATTTCTGCACTCTTATTAAACTCAGTATAAGTAGCAGAACCATAATCCATAAGACAGAAATCTTTAGCAGTTAATACTAAAGAATTATCTTCAAATCTACCAGTATAATCATAGAATAATACTCCACTATATTCATTATTAGGAAATCTAGCACACAAGAATCTAATCTTTTCTTCTAGTTCTGGAGTAATAATTAACTTATATGTATTATCTTGTTTCTTTAATATATTCTTGTCCATAATTGTAATTTATAAATTCTAATATATTTCGTATTGCCATATTAATATATTTTACATTAAGAATATATACAGGTTCAATAGTAGTATCAGTATCTATAATCTTCATTTTAACAGGTATATTCTTAAATGTAAATAAGACATCAGTACTAGGACTACAAGAACTGTGTCTATTACTATCTTCTTCAGTAAAACATCCTTTATAAAAGACTGCTTTTATAAGAATTTTAGCTCTTATTAATTCATTTAAATTTGTAGAAAGTTCTTTATTATTAAATCTTTTATTATAAATTGTTATAAACTCATTGCTTATTAATCTAATTAAAGAAGCATCATTAGCAGCAAAGCTATAAGTATTATTTACATATTTAAAAGTAAATGCTTTTCTATTTATAAGATTACATATGGCTTCTTTTACAATAAATGAAATTTCTGAAGAGACTGTATAACGAGTATCTGAAAAAATTATTTCTTTATTACTATTATTTCTACCAATATTTTCCATTCTGTAATAAGGAACTCCTGTTATAGATTCTACTGTAACATATCTAGCTAATTCCACACAGAATAATCTCCATATATTTTCATTATTTTCATTTCTAAGAATACTACAAGTGTCTCCAATAGGACCTTCTCCTAAACAAGGTCTCTGAAAATAAGCTTTACCATGACTTAAAGAACCTGAAGGTAAATGGGAATGTGTATAATTACTTTCATATAAAACTTTAGTGAAAGTAGTAACAATCATTTCAAATCTTTTAGCTTGTTTTCCTGTATAATCAAGTGGTACCTTAACATATAAATCATGAATATCTACATTATTATCTTTTTCATTAGTAATAGTTACCTTGGGAAAATGAACTAATATAATATATGAAAATTCACATAATGGAAGTAAAGGAAGGTTTAAAGTATCTTCCAAGTTTTCATCTTCTGCTATTAAAGTTTCTACAGCATCTTTAAAATCTTTATCTACTTGAAAGTCTACTTTAGTTTCACCAAAGAAGCTTTTAAATATTTCATATACTTTAAGAGCTTCTTCTGTAGGAGTATAATATTTATTTCTTATCTGTTCTTTTATATCCATAAGTAATAAAAAAGAAGGGAGTAAATATATTACTATACTTACTCCCTATTAGATTTTTTATAAATTACATATCTTTAAACATATCATCAAGTTCATTTGATGAATATGGAGAATCTGATTCCTCTTCCTTTGAAGCATTTGAAGTATCTGAAGTGACATTACCAATAATAGCAATATTATCAATATTAATATCATCAGAATAATCCATACCTGCATTCTCCATTTCTTCCAAAAGACTTTCAATAACTTTCTTAAGTTCTGCTTTAGTAACATAGTTACTAGGGTCATCAGCCTTCATTGCAGGCTTACTAGGAGCTTCCTTCTTTGCAGGAGCTGCTTTAGCTGTAGGAGCTGAAGCATCTGCTGTTGTAGAAGCTGCTTCTTTGTTAAGAATCTTCTGCAAATCTTCTGTCTTACAGTTAGTATAATTCTTACCATAAGTCTTCTTAACCAACTCTGTAAGATTCTTACTCTTAATCTCCTCAATAATAGCCTTTCTATCAAGCTTTGCTCCACTTCTAATCTTCTTTGAAGCATTAGTAATCATAAATACCAAGTTATTAGTAGTAGTTCCCTTATAAGGAACATCATGTGGAAGAATAGCAGCATCATTCTTCAATTCAATCTTAGTAAGACCCTCAAAGAATGTACAATCAGTATAATCAATACCTGCCTTAGTAAGGTCTGCTTTGAGTTCTGCCAATGTTGTTGCTGCACTTTCAATAACTTGTGTCTTGTGAGTCTTTGTAGGAATCACTGTAATCTTTCTTTTTTCCATTTTTCTTTAAATTTTAATATATTAAACTTTAATTATTTGTGTTATTTCAAAAAGGTAAATCATCATCCATATCTGGTGCTTTAGTCTTATTAAAAGCATTATTAAATTCTTCAATAAGTCTTTTTTTACCAAAATAATGATATATATCTGAATAATCTTTTGCCTTATCAATTAAAGGACAATGAATTATCTCAAAACCTGTTTTTAATCTAAGATTATAGGCATCTATTTCACCTGCTGAATCTCCATCAAATGCTATATAAATATGGTTATATCTTTTTTGTAAACAATTAATTGCAGAATCACTTAACTCTGTATTTTCTGATTGAACATATATACAGGGTATATTAACATTAGACCATAGACAGATACTATCTTTCAATGATGAACATATAAGCAATGTATCTCCTGTCTCTGGAATTTTAGACCACAAACCAATAACACTCTTGTCATTGGAAGATGTCCATTTGTAACCATTTTTATTATAGGGTTGATAAATTTTCTTGGTGATATTCCCTTCTTTTCTTTCAATATAACAATATGCTAGTTTATCACAAGCAAATGTATATCTTTTATTGTCTTTATATATAATTTTATGACTAATAGGATATACTTCAACATACTTTAATAGATTTATATTACATCCATAAGATTCCCAATACTCAATATCATAATTTCTCCATTCTCTAGTTTTAACCTCTAGTCTGATTTGACTACTACTTATTGTAGCTGAGTTATGTTTAATTTGAGATTTAGAGATATTAATCTGCTTAGTATTAATATTCATATCTTTACTTATCTTATCTACTAGTTCTATAAAACTAATATTGTAGATTTGCATAAGTAAATCAAATAAAGACCCTTGTTCTCCTGTTGCAAAGTCTTTATAATGTATATGTATACCATCACTTGAATATAATCCAAATGAAGGTTTAGAATCATTCCTTAAAGGGCTATTCATTCTAAAAGGAACTTGTGTAATACCAAAGTAGAAATTAAGTATTTGACCCTCATCTACTTTGTTTAATATATCTTTTAAAGTTATTGAAGTATATCCATTGCTAATCATATTATTAGTATATTAAGCGTTTGCCCAAGGGTTATTTGTTGGTGCTGCAAAAGGAAGTTCCTTATTTTCAGCACTAAAATTAGTCTCTGATACAGTATACTCATGAAGAGATTTAAAGTCAAATTCTGTAGTAGCAAGACCGCCATTATTCTTTCTATTCTGGATATCTGCTTCAAGCTTAGATGTAGAATTACTACTATTCTTCATAGTAAAGTGAGTATAAACACTAGAATATTGCTTACCATTATCAGTAGTTCTTACACCAATAGCAACCTTAACTTTATTATTAGGCTGCAAAGTAATACAATCTTTAAGTTCAGACATATTACCCTTGAAATAATCTGTAATGTGGTCAAGTCTACATTCTGCATCCTGTGGATTATCAATCATAACCCAAGAACCATTAACATACTTCTGACAAGAAGGAATATTCAAATAGTTCTGCAAGAACATAGTAAGAGCTTCTTCACCCCTAAAAGCTGGTCTATAATTATTACTAATACTAAAAGGTTTAACTTCACCTGTCTCTTTATCAGTATATGTAGGAATAGCTTTATTCTTAACATCATCCTGTGTAGCCCAAGCAGTTCTACCATAAGAATCAATTACTTGACACTTAGTATTTTCCTTATTAGTAAAGATATTATTCTGAATAGAGAATCTAGCCTGGAAGAACTCCTCAATACCATTATTAGTTTCTGGGTCAGACTTCAAGATAAATGTAGGATAAGCCATCTGAATTTCCTTCCCATCATTATCCTTCATAACCCCATAATACTCAGGGTCATTAGTAATATCTCTACCATAGAGATTACTAAGTTCTTCCTTAGAAGGATTAAAGGCTACTACTTTACAGCCTGCAATACCAATATACTTCTTATATTCAGTAGCTTCTGTAGACTCCTGAATTTTACCAAATGCCATCAAACTAATTGTTGTATTCATTTCTTTTATTTTATTTAATTGTTAATAATTAATCAATATTATCATTATTATCTGCATTTCCAAGATTATCTGGGAATACTTCTTCCTCAGATTTCAAAGCATTTTCATCAGTATCTGTAGTATCAATATTTGTAGTAGTTCCATCTGGTTCTACTTCTTCTGTTGGCTCCTGTACAGGAACAACAAAAGTAAGGACTCTCTTCTTCTGCTGATACTTACCTTCCTTATCCATCTTAGGTGTACCATCCTCATTAAACTGAGGAATCTGCTCATCCTTAATAAGTTGCTTTGAAATAAAACCACCAGTAAGCATCTTAACACCTGCTTCATTAGCCTCAATAATAGCTAACTGTTCATCAAGCTCTGCCTGAATTTTATTAAGGTGCTTTTCCAAAGTCTCAATTCTACTATAAATACTAGAATTAGCCTTATAAATGTTCTTAATCTGAGAAATCTGACGTGATGTCAACTTTGTTAAATCTTTCATTTTTACTTTTATTTTTAATATATTAATAATATGTTTTCTTTTGTGTTTCTATTAAATATAGAATTAAGGCTTTCTTGTTTAGTTAATGTATGTATTGCATACTTACACATATAATATTTAAGAGCTATCTTTACATATTCACTGTACATTTCATAAGGTAAAGAAGTTATAGTTTTAACAAATATATCTACATATTTTCTTTCTTTACCTTTTTCAATACAATAACTATCTAATAATAAGATAATATCTTGTAAAGCAATATGTCCAGATATTAATATAGAAGTAGCAATACTAACTATTTTATTTCTATCCATACACCTCTTTAATTTTATCCATTACAATAGATAAATCATTAGGAATTTCATCAGGTAAGTCATCAAGTACTCCTAAGCTATCCTTAGCAGGATATTCTCCATCAAACTCTTTAACAAAATGCTTGATAGGTTTCTTATTTTCTGCATCATAACCTACTTTACCAAAGAGAATAATGTCAAACTTACCCTCTGGTGTGATGTAATCGTCCCATTTTATGAAACATAACTTATGTAGGTAATCATTCTACTATGTTTCCTTAATATTTCTATTAAGATTTGACTATATCTTCAATAGATTTTCTCTTAGCCCACCAAAGTTTAATAGATTCACTTCTTTTTCTTTTACTTTCTTCACTTTGTTTTATTCCTTTATGTGCTTCTGATAACTTCATTTTTGTTTCTATAGAAGCTTTTCTTCCTTTATTAGCTAAACCTATTTTACTTTTATGTTCTTCACTAAGAGGTATACCTTTAAGTCTTTTACTCATAGCTTCCTTAAATTCTATAGAGTGTTTAGTACCAAGTTTTGCTTGTCTAATTTTTTCTATAGTTTCAGAATTATGAATAAAACCAATACATCCATCTCCTCCAGCAGTAAGATTTATTAAATTAGGAAATTTAGAAATCCAATATTGTTCCCTTTCTTGCCAATTATCACTTTGACAAGTTTCTAAGAGTTCTATTATAGGTCTTTTACCTTCTTTTAGAATACTAAGAATCCAATTACTTAAATGCTTATTATGTTTGTTACCTTTAGCATTTGCAATATGATTTCCTAGTCTTCTACTTAATTTTCTTACTGTTTTACCAACATACCTTATTTCTAAGGTATCTGGATGCTTTAATACATAAATGTATACTTCTCTATTGTCTACCATTTCCAAATATAATTGATTACTTTATAAATGTACTCCCCCACAACAGGGGATAGTCGATGAACCTTGAACTTATAAAGTCCCTTGGCTGCTGATTGCCCATTTCTCCATCACTAAGAATACAGCTAATTTTCAAACATTCAAGCTTATTGTCACCAATTACTTTGTAGTTTAGTTGTCTTTAGGGTGTTCCAGCAATTAGATAGATAATGGCAGACTATGCTACCATCTTTCCAGTGGTCTTGAACTTGTAGGAAATGGAGTCACCATTCTTATCTTTATACTCTTCATAATGGGCACAACAGATAATATTCTTATTTTCAGGGCATCCTTTAAATGAATCAAAGATAAGACCCATTCCATAGCCTATTTGTTTTGGTGTATCCCATCCTCCCTTCATTGCATTTGCCATATAAAAATCTTGTGCAAGATAATTAAAATCATCAATTACAATATTCTTATAAGGGCAATTAGGATTCTTAAAAGCATCAATAACTTCTGCTACTTTCTTAAATCTTTCAAGTCCATTAAGACTATCAATCTGCATTCTATTTCCTTTAACCATATCCATCACATTAGTAGATGGACATAACTTAAATTCTGGATTAGGAACAGCTCTACCAATACATTGTATTACAAAAGTTTCTTTAGGATTTAAACCTTTAATACCTAACTTCTTTCTACCACAATAACTAGTAGTTTTTCCAAATCCACTTTTTGCAAGTACTAAAATCTTTGCCATTTTAATTTCTACTCTTTAAATGAATTGCAAAAGTAATATATTTATTTTACTCTAGCAAATCTTTAACTCTTTTTATTATACCACAAACAAACATACTTATAGTAGTATTAACTGTTTGTTTGTTTCTTATCTTATCTAAATACTTATATACCTTTTCTAATTCTACTTTATTGTTAGGTAATGGCAATTCATCAAAAGCACATACTGCACCATCAAAGAATAAAGGAGCAATACCTCCCATTTCACCATCTCGATTTATACATACTTCAAGAAATCTAATATTATCCTTAAATTTCTTTATATTATAATCTAAATATGTATCTAAACTAAATCTAAATGGAGAAAATAATCCTAATAGTACATTGCAGTCTCTTGATATATACTTACTATCACCTAAACCCTGAGCACTAGGTCTTAATCTATTTAATTTAAAAGCATCATTACCTTCAGATTCAAAAGCTTGTTGCTGAATTACTACAGGAGAAAACTTATATCTGTTTCTTAAATATTTAGCTAAATATTCTGACAATTTATCCATAGATGATTTAAGAGTCATACCTCTTTCAGTATCTATAAGATTCATAGTATCAATAACAATTAACCTATATTCATTAGGGTCATCCTGTTCATAATGGTCAAATACTTCTGTTTCCTTAATTTGACCCCATTCATCTTTATATTTACCCTTTTTAGTATATTCAGTACCATGTTGTCTAGCATAACTTTTACAATAATTAAGAATACCAGTAGGATTAGGCTTTTCTTCAGGAAATATAACATGTTCTTCAAAATACTTAATAATATCTTGAACTTCATCTGATTGTAATAAATCTAATACTTCCTGTGAAATAGCAGTAGTAGTACTTCTTAAATCTCTAGGAGATACTCTTATTGTATGATTACTATACTCGTATAGGAGCCAACATTCAAACCTTTGAAGAATTCTTTCAGGTGTTTCTTCTAAAGGAAAATATAAGACTTTAAGATTTGCTCCTACTTCTTTATGGTAATAGCAATAAAGTAGTGGTTTATAGATAAAAGTATATGAAGTAAATTGAGACTTTCCACCTTTAGTAAAGGACGATATACAATAATATGTACTTTGTTCTATACCAATAAAGTCATCTTTAAATCTAGTAAAAGAAGAAGGAATACAATTAATTTTACCTTCAAGTATTCTGTTTCTTCTTTTAACTAGATTATCATATACTCTCTCTCTTAAACTCATTAGAATGTCTTAATATACTCCTTCTGATGGTCAATATAATTATTCATCTTCTCAATGGTAGCATTAAGTTTATCATCAAGAGCCATATTCCACTTAAGGAACTTCTTCAACTCTGCCTTGAATCTAGAGAAAGCTTCCTTTTCAGCTTTAGCTCTAGCAAGTTTCTTACCAGTTTCTACATCAAAGGTATCACCATTCTCTGTATTAAGCTTAGATACACCTACTGTTGTAAATCTAAGCTTAAACTTAGGTACAATAAACTTCTCAATAGCAGTTACAGTCTGCTTTACTTCATTTACCTTAAACTCAAGAGCTACATGCTGTAGCTTAAATGTTTCAATGTTGTTATTCATTTTACTTTATATTTAATTAATTAAACAATAATTTATTTCTTAATATTAATAGGAGTATCTTCCTTAAAATACTCATATGTTGTAAATTCTTCTTTCATTTTAACTCTGATGTCCAATCATTATTAATATTATCTTCCTGACCTTCATTCTCTATATAATCAGAAAGAATTGAAGTTACTACCTGTTCTCCATCTTTTACCTCAGATTTCCAAATAAAATACTTTAATAATTTAAGATAAGTATAATCACCATTCATAGAATTAATATACTTCTGAGTAGCTGTAATTATTTGCTCATCTGTATAATTTGGATATCTTAAGAAGAAACTCTGTAACTTTTTTCTAATATCTTCTATATTACCTTTATAATAATAACTAGTTCCAGGCATTTTACCTTTAGGGTATATATCCCTCAGTTTTATTGCTAAATTCTGACATCTAAGATTAACAATATTAATTGTTTTCTTAGTATCTTTACTACTATCAAGTAATACAGAATTACAGAGGTTAATACCTTTATTAATAACACTATATTTTTTATTTAATTCAAAAAGAGAACAATTACATTTAGTAATTAATCCCTTCTCAATTAAATCTTCATACAGTTTATCATTTTGGCATTGTAAAGCAAGTAATATAAATACTTGCTGAGCAGTAAGATTATATTTCTCACATACTGTATCATCTATAACAAATTTCATAGCTTAATATCTTTAATATCAGTAATTTCTTTTATCATAGAACTATCATAATCCTTAAGCATTTTATCTTTTAATTCCTCATCTCTAGTATCTTTAAAATAAGGTATAATAACTATTGGTTTTGAGTGTCTTAGAAGGCGCCCAAACTTTTGCTGTGAGAGAATTTCTGAAGCATTTAAATTACAGAATAATCCTACTCTACAATTAGTTAAATTCATACCTTCTGAAAGCATATTAACACTAGATATATGATTAATCTTACTATTATTGAAATCATCAAGATTCTGTAAAGAGTTCTTATTCTTACTGTTAATAGGAGCATAATTCTTAAACTTTAAAGACTGCTCAATATTATTGCAGAATAAGAGTACTCTCTGGTCCTGTAAGATAGAGATAATAGACTGGCATATATCTACCTTCTGTTCTGAAAGCCATTTTAATCTTTCTGAAGCTGCTCTAAGCCATTTATTCTTAAAGACTACAGTTTTATTAAACATAAATTTTCTTTTATACCAGTCTATTTTATCACTTAACTCATTATAATATTGCTTTTGGGTACATTTGATAATTATCTTTCTTGTAGTAAATCTTTTAATAAAATTCCATCTTTCATCATAATTACAAGTAACAGGATTACTACATCTAGGATTCTTTATTATCTCTGCTACACTTTTAATATTATCTAAATATAAAGGAATAGTATAAATTATAGGTGTAGGTAATACTTCATCTTTAATACCATCAGCAATGTTACCTTTAACTATATTATAAGTACCTAAAGATTTCATATAATCCATAATATCACGAGGAATTGTAGCACTTAAAAATAGTAATTTAACATTAGGATTAACCTTAAAAATATCATCAAGAATTTCCCTTTTAAGTTCACTTAAATGATGAGCTTCATCAAATACTATACAATTACAATATTTATTAAGTTTATGAATACTATTATAACAAAGAATCTCTATTTTATCAGTATTACATCCCCATTTCTTTATTTCTTCTTTCCAATTATTTATTAATGGTTGTCTGGGAACAATAATACTAACAGTAGTTTCTTCTTCATTTTGTTTAAAATTAAAATCTACTATCTTATTAATACAGTCAATAGCTAGTTTTGACTTACCATAACCTGTACCCAAATATAAGATAGTAGATTTTACTAATAATACTTTATTTAAAGCATTATTAGCAGCTTCTTCTCTAGTCATTATTATAGATTTACTTCTTTATAAAACATAATTTTATCTGATACTACTCGAGTATCATTAATAATTACAGTACTACCTTTAGGAATAATGAATTTAGCAACAGCATACTCTGAAGACCAAAATACAGATTTCTTAAGGTCTTTTAGAGTCTTAAAACTATGAAAACCATTCTTAACTATAATATCAAGATATTCATCCTCCTTTCTAAATTCTATCTGTAAAGGACTAGTACATATCTTTTTCTTCTTATATTTATAATCATAAAAAGGTGCAAAATAGGAATTCTTAGTAAGAAAAGGAAATAATCCAGTATGTTTAACTACAATTTTATATACTATTGTATCCTGTTCAAGAATTTCTGTTATTCTTTCATACATACTTTCCTGATAGTTACTTAAGAATATTCTTTTATTAAAACACATTATAATATTTTTACTTTAACATTATTAATACTAATTCTCTTTGAACTTTTGGGATGTATAAGTATATCTATTCTATGTTTATGTCTTTTATTCATAACATCTTTAACTAGATATATTCCATATCCTTCAATATATACTTTCTTAGGTTTATTCTTAGGAAATAACCATAGTAAGTCTCTAGAGATTGCACACCATTTAATCTTATTATTTTTTAAATGATGTAGATTTATCTTACTACCATCAGCAGTAATCAATGGATTCTTATCACATTGGCTTTTAACTGGTTGGTAACAGGTCAAAGTTACATGAGTTATAGTTTGTGCACAACATTTAATAGTAGTAAAACATAACATTGCTACTATAATAAGTATATATAATGCAAAACCACAACTAATTCTTATATTCTTCATAATTAATTCTTTTATAATGTAAGTAATCTTTTATAAGTTCTTACATAATTTCCATTATTATCTCTACCATTATACCACATAATAAATACATAATTTCCATTAGACAATATAACATCTACTTTAGGACTATATTTATTATATAGGAATAATAAAAGAATAATAATACATATTATTATTATAATCTTTATCATATTTTTAGTTATTAAAAAATGATAGTAGTGTGTTTCACAACAGACTACTATCTAAGAGTAAAAAACTTTATAAACAAACCGTCTATTTCACATATTTAATCATTAAAAACTTCATAATCCATAACCTTTCCCAAGCAGTCATGTGCTATTCTATTAAGATGAGATTCAAATCTCTTCTTTTTAGACATAGAAAGCCATTCTGCCTTTTTACTCCATTCAGGGCACTCTTTGGAAGTCATATAATCATATGATTCATTAGAGATATTTAGCATTCTTACTCTTACAGGAGTACGAGTTATTTTAAAATTAATATTAAAATTACCTTTAACAGAGAAATTTACTGATTCTTCAAATCCTCCTTCAATAATCTTCACACTAGCTTTAATTTCCATAGTTTTCTTATTTATTTTTATTAATGTAATCTACTACCATATCTACTGCAACTACTAATAATTGCAGTAATTTTGTATTATTTTTAACTGATATAAATAAATCAGTAATCTGATTAATTTTAGCAATCTCTTTAGGATTATCTAAGTTATTAATCTCTACTAATTTTTTAGTGACATCATTACTATGCTTCATAATGTCATGTAATTTCTTATTCTTCATATATTATAAATATTAAAATTAACAGTTTTACTATTGAAAACTGTTATGTAAAAGTCACTTTTCTTTAATAATAAGAAATAGTAAGAACTCACTAGCTTTTTCTCTTAAAATCTTAGTTTCAAAATCACATAAGTACGTTTATAGTCATTACTTTTTGCATTTGTGGACTATAGAAAATACTATTATTACTCTATTTTTAGTGATTAGCGAGTATTCAAAAATAGTAGACCAAAAATTTTTACTCGAATGATTTCTTTATTTGTTATGTTATAATTATTAGTATTTTCTATTTCATTTTAAATATTTCATTTAATACATATATTATCATACATATATAAATAAAACAAAATATACTAGCTATTATTGCCATATAATTTAGGGTAAATTAATAATTATTAATACAATTATAAAAATACATAAAAGAGCTATAATATATTCCATATACTCTAATTTAAATAAGTTAATATCTTACACCAAAAGGTTTACCATCCATAAAGGTAAAACACTCAAATATTTTTTCATAAGTCCAACTTGTTTCTTGATGACCTATTAGTGTTCTATCTTCATCTAAAAGAGTTATTAAACGATGAACATTATTATCTGTTTTTATCCAACCATAAGGAATATGACATTGCATTTCTTCTAGACATTCTTTTAAATTTTTAAAAGGTCTATACTTTACTTCTGGTTTAATTCTATAATTATCAATATTTTTTATCAAGCTACTAATATCAGTTATAAAAGCAGGCTTCCATTCATTAAGGATAGAAGAATAAAATTCAATTTCTCTTCCAGCTAAATAAGCCTGTAATATTTCAGCTAGCTTTTTTACCCTATCTTTATTAATGTTACTTTCTATTTAAATTAGTTTGATTCTTCAAGATATAATGTCAAATATAATATAATCAGCTAAAAGAATAAATACCCCTATTATAAATAAACCAAACAAGGAATCTAATCTAAATGCAAATAGGATTATACTAGAAGCAATAAGAACACCTCCTGCTAATCCTAATATAATAATAAGATATTTTATCATTTTATTTTTAATTTTCATTTATTTTTTCATTAATTTCCATAACTATTCCTCTACTTTCACACCAAATGGAGT